CAATACAAGTAACAGTTCCTGTAGAAGATATTGCATGAACATCAGCTACCGTGGCATTAGGCAATCTAGCAAAAAATGTTTCAGAAGGACCTACTGTAACTCCATCACCAGCAGAGCTAGAAGCAGTACCCGCGTCAAACACCATATAAATACTTGCTGTAGTGCTTTGATTTTGAACAAATAAGAACTTTACCTTATCGCCTGTCGCTACCGCCGTAGGGGCTGTATCATCATCTACCGCTGTATAATCAAGAAAATAACCCGCGATCAAATCGGTGCTAGAGTTAGAAACACTCGTTAATTTGTAATACCATTTATCATTAGCATCTGCCGGAGTTACAGTTAGACTCCCTGATAAAGTTGTTGCTATCTCATCTGGCAACAATGTTGCCGAAATAGATACATTTGCTGAATCTGCCATTATTAACTCCTATCCTAAAGCTATGGCTAATGCGGTTGCCGTGCCAGCTACTCCAGCACTACTTCCTAAATTAAAAGTAGAGGCAACACTTGTAACTGCTCCCCCTGACCCAGCACCGTCACAAAAAACAATGTCTGATGTCCCGTTTGGTATTGATACTGTTGCACCCGACCCTTGTTGGATAGTAGCACTTCTACCACCTGTTAAAGAGTTTTGGATGATAAAAAACTTACTGGATGTATTCGGCGCAATCGTTACGACATTTGTGCCACCTAAATCAGAACCGCTATCTTTAAGGTTGATAACAGAAAACATTCCTGTCTGGACATTACTTTGTCCAGAAGTAGGGCTTGCAGCTCGTATCGTTAAATCTGTAGTTAAGTCCGAAGCAGTTAAATCAGACGCACCTGTTATTCGATCAAAAATATCGAAATTAAAATTGGTTACATCACCCCAAGTACCAGAGAGTTCACCTGAAGCTGGTTTTTCTATGCCTATGTTTGTACTGAATGAACTAGCCATTTACTGCCCCTATGCCGCTATCTCTAACCAATTTGGAGTCTGAGAAGGAGTTCCCTCCGACCAAGCAGTTGTCGTTACTGTAACCGTTGTCCAATTTGGATTCTGGCTAGGAACGATAGCTGAGTATATTTGAACTATACCAACATTTACTGTTCCTGCAACCCCTGAAACATCAACTTCTATAGAAGGCACAGCATTTACTGAGCCAACCGCGCTTGTGGCCGCTACTCCTGTGACAACAAAAGAAGATGTACCTGTAACCGTTAAAGAACCAAGTGCGCTTGTAGCCGCTACTCCTGTAGCAAGCACCAAAGCCGAACCTGTGATTGCTTCTTCACCGAGACTTGCTGTGGCTACCGCGCCAACACCAACGACATTTGCAGAACAATTTGTTGTTTCTTCACCAAGAGCAGAAGTTCCTGCTACACCTGTTGGCACGAGTAAAGATGTACCTGTAACAGCTACTGAGCCAACCGCGCTTGTTGCCGCTACCCCTGTAACATTTACTTCTATAGAAGGGATAGCAAGGGCTGCACCGAGTGCGCTAGTGCCAGCTACTCCTGTGACAACGACGGGTATTGCTTGGTTCCAAGCCCCTTGATTCCAAGTTCCTCTGCCCCAACCCGTGATATTAGCCACAATATTACTCCATTATGCTATACGGATAATGGCATTACTCGCATCTGCTGTAGGAAACTGAATAGTAAACGTCCCAGAAGTAGAGGTTTTGTTAGAGGTGAAATCTAACACTGCTACTGCTTTATTACTATTTGTATCATTATAAATCAAAGCACCCATTGCTGTAATAGTAGCAGTGGTAAAACTCAAATCAGCAAAATCAGTAAGTGCGGTAGTACCAGAAGCTGAAGGGGCTACTTTTGTAAGAGTTCCCCCACCTGTAGCATATGTGCCACTAGAAGCAACTTCACCTGTAGTGGTGAAAGCTGTTGTTGTCGCGCCTAGCGTAGCTGTGGTGTTTGATTTGCCCCCGCTACCCTCTGCATACAATGCCAATTTAAAAGCATTACCATTTGTCGCAAAATTGTGTGTACCTGTTAAAAGCTCTGTTTTAAACGAAGTACACATTGCTTGTGCAATAGCCATTAGAGTCTCCCTATAGCTTTAGCTAGTTCCAATTGACCAGCTTCACGAACCTTGGCGCAAATACTAGCACGTTCTTCTTTCTTCGCCAACTCTATATAGTATTGCGCTAGATTCCTTACTTTATCCCTAAAGACCTCAGCTTGTAAACGGATAGGTTCTGGAGCATCCTCAGAAATGTAAATAAGTTTACTAGCTAACATATCAGCTATTTGGTCGTTAGATAAACCACCTTCGTCCGAAGTGATTATATTAACTGCGCCTATCACAGAAAGTGATTCAAACATTATCATGCCTCCCAAAAATAACAGGTTCACTTTCTATGGGCTCCGGAGGTGCAAATTCAGATTGTTTAGCTATCAAAAGCCCCCCTTCTTGCACTGTTTGTACTAGAGGATCATCAAGTCTGTGATAGCCATACAATTTTTCATTGTCTGGAACGTTAGTATCCAATAACCCAGATTTACTAGCTATTTCTATTTTTATACCTTTTGATACAGCAATAGCACACCAAAACTCAACACATGCCCTACCTGATTCAGCCATATTTACATTTTTGTAAGTAAAATCTATACCATATAAACATATCGTTTTAACTTTTGACCAAATTGCATAAGCAACTGCGTACGCTACAGTATTGTTGAAATAACAGAATTTTAATTCTGTTGCTATTTCTTTTAAAGGGTACAACTCTAACTGTTTAACTCGTTTATCTAACTGGCAAGTTATAATAGGCTTTTTATTTTCTTTTAAAAATTTCCTAGCTATACCTGTTTGAGTTCCTGCATTTTCAGTATCTAAAAACCTGGAAACAGGATCCATCATAAACGTCTTATCAACGTGTATAATCCCGCCTATACAATTTATACCCCATATTTCGTCAAATTCTTGAGACGCTATTCTAGCAGAAGCATAATCAGAAAAGCTCCCACCAAGACCGACTATAGCTATTTTCATGTTCTCGCTCGACTAGGTAATCCTTGTCTATAGGCATCAGCATTTTCACGAGCTTCTGCTAAATCTTTAACCCTGCCTAATGATTCTATAAAACGACCATTATACAAATCCATCATATCTTTTTCACCTTTCATAAAGGTGTATGCTTCTACTAAACAGCCATACAGCATAGTGTTAGGCGCATTTTCACTTAAATAAGTAAGAGTAGTGTCATCACTAGCAGAAACCACTGTTCCTGTTGCGCCACTTGTACCACCAGTCACTGTTTCACCCACCGTAAAATCAGTGCTTGGTATAATAATATCTAAAACAGTCGCGCTAGTTATAGAAGATATAGTGGTTGTTGCCCCGCTCGTGCCACCTGTGATTGTTTCATTAGCTTGAAAAGTACCACTCACACTGCTTACCGTTAGCTCAAACTTACTTTCGGTAAGGCTAGTTGGTCTGTAATAATAATGAAGTTCTGAGCTAAACGCTGCATTCGGAGTAGGAGCTAAAATAAAATTTTGGTAATCATAAACTGCGTAATATTTAGGAACACCTGTAACAGAAGAATCAGGGTACGCTTCTTGCAAATAATTAACATCTTTTTGCAATAAAAATTCTTTGCTAGAACTGTTTGTGATACTAACACTAAACGCCGCTAAAAAATCTGTTGGCATACCTAAAAATTGATTACCAGAGGATAATACACCTGTAGCGTTTTTGCGAAACACTTCTAAATCTACTGTCGTAAAAATACGCTGTTCCGTTGCTTTTACAAAATCAGAAAGATGAGAGACAAAAGACACTTCCGTATTTTCTGTATAATCTTTTATAGCTTTTTTTAACTCTGTATAAGTAAAACTCATGATATAACCACCGTAACTGTACCGACACTAGCGGTCAACTCAAAACTGTTTAGTTGTGTTCCAATTAATCCTAAACCAACATTTGTGTAAACGACAAAAGGATTGTTATCTTCTCTAACGTCTATCCTAGGCTCATGCAAGCCTTGTGGCTCAAACGGAGGAGGAGTTGGGTCTAGCTGGGGGTGCTTCGGTTCAAAACAATCACGACAAGTTTTCAAACCTGTCCATTCTTTGCGTAATTCTAAATAACGATAACGCTGACCGCACCTATCGCATATTGCAAGTGATTTTTTACCGATTGCATATTTCATGTGATAAAGGTGTAATAATCCCTGCTAGGTGTTAAACTTAAAGTAGCGCGATCACGGTCTTCTGCCGCCGCTCTCTCAAACTCTTCTTCATAAACAGCTTTAAGAACTTGTATCCGCTCAGGAGCTTTTTTCAAAGCTAAATAATAAGCCAACCCTGCGGCTAAACAAGGGTAAAACCTAAATGGAACATCTAGCGTATTAGTAGCACTATCTGCATCATCCATACGAACTAATCTATCGTAAACTAATGTGTATGTATCCGCACTATCAGGAGTAGGCCACAGTTTTACTATTGGGTTAATTTGTCTATCTACATAAAACTGAGTAGGTCTACCTGTTGTGTTTTTATTAGTAATACTGATGTACCCATCACGGCTTAATCGACTAAGGGATATATCAGATTGATTAGTGCCTGTCCCTGTGCGTATTACTGCGCTCAAAATATCGATAGTATCTGCGCCAAGCGTGTAATCAGCAGTTCCAGAAGTCAAACTGGTGGAAGTTTGTGCCATAGTCCAACGATTTAAACCCCTGTTCGCCCAATCTGCTAACATAAGGTTTAAAGAGCGAGTGGCTGTTCTAAGGTCGTAGCCTGTCCTAACCTCTAAGCCACAACGCTCAAAAGCCTCTTCAACATAATCAGCTACATCTAACTCAAAATCGTTGGAACCTGAAACAGCCATTTAACTCTCCTATGAGTTAGGACCTCTAATTATTTTGCCGCCAGCCGCGCCACCTTTAGACATCATTTTACGTTTGCCACCCATTGCGCCACCTTTGGATTTCATCATGCGTTTACCGCCCATAGCACCGCCTTTGGACTTCATCGCACGACCGCCTTTAGCGTAATTCTTTTTCTTCATCGCCATTTTCTTGTTCCTCTTCAGCATAAAGATTGTCGAATATCTGATTCACATCCATTGTATAGTCTAAATCAGATTTTGAATAGTGTGTGTGTTGAGAAGGTTTAAAATCAGGTGCGCCTTCCCCTGTTTCAAACCAAGCTGGGTGTGTGACTCTTACACGATTATTAGGCAAAGCCACTATATTACCAGTCCATTCACCCGCATCTAAAAGTTCTAACACATGGCTTTGTTTGTGCTGAGCGGGGTCATCTGCTATTTCACTGTCTGTATAATCTACGGTAAAGTAATACTTAGCAGGGAAAAATTCACCATCAATTTTAGCTAACCAAGGGCAAGGAGTAGCCCTATTTAAAACATAAACAGAGTGAGTATGAGACATACAATCCCAAGGTTGTGCCGCATGAACTGGCATGGGCTCTGCCCATTCATCAAAAGGCGTATCGCCAACTAACGCAGTTATAGGCATTCTTGCCCACATCGCACCGCCATGCACATTTGGTTCATCTTCCATATCTGCTTCACATCCTGTGAAAATAACTTGGAAACTCAAACATCTATTTGGCATGGTAGTTACTGCGATAACCATTGCATGTAAAAATTCACCATGATGTCTTTCATGGTTGCATGTATATTCTCGGCGCACCCAACATTTAAAGTAGGGGACGTTACTTGTAAGATAACTCATCAGGTCGTGGACTTTTTCTTTTTCTTTTTAGGAAAACCCGCTTTCATATTAGCGTAGGCTTCTTTAGAAATAGTTGATTTTTTCTTAGATCTAGAAATGCCTTTTTTCTTACGAGCATTTATATTGTCCCACAAACCTTTTTTCTTTTTCTTTTTTGCAGGTGCTTTTTCTGTTTGTTTTGCCATGTTACCTCTCGCTATAGTCATTAAAACAACCTAGGAATTGCCGCCGCCGCAATAATTAAAATAGCAATACCCCACAATCTCATATCTAACTTATCAAGTTGTTTTTGTATTTGGGCATAACGCTCACTACAATCTGCCTCATGCTTTTCCAACAACTTTAAAACATCATCTGCTTTCATCTCACCACGCCTTACATGACCAGTACCGCGCACTAAATTTATCTTTAGCACTAGCACAATTATGACGAGCCCTAAAAGATTTGCGCCTCGCAGGAATATCTTTTTTAATACTCATATTAGGATCCCCAAATCTCACCAATTTTACTTGGTCACCTTTTTTAGCCAACACTGCTGACTTTTTAGGACCTTTAGGGGTGCGCTTTGGCTTATTAAATCCAGGAAAAGTTTCTCCTCGGTAATTTAATTTACCAGAAGGAGTTCTTTTTACATCCTTCGCGCTAGGCATTACGACAAAAACACCGTAATTGAATCAACTGCTGTTAGGGTAGTAAGCGTTGGACTACTAGAACATCTAATACCCTCATCAGGAACATAGATTGAATCTGTTTGTCCTGTTGTTGAAGTGATATCTAAAACAGTCGCACCCGAAGCACCATCTTTTATAATAAAAGCAGGGTTGCCTGAAGCATTGGTTTTTATATACACACCTCTGATCCTAGCAGGACCAGCGAAAAACGCACCTGTTGCAGTTCGTGTAATAGCTTTTACATCTGAGCCAGCCATATTATTCTCCTTTTAAAAAGAGAGGGGCTAACCCCTCTCTATTGCACACTAAGCAATTTGAATATACTCAATGATAAAGGTAAACGAACCCGCTGTTGTGGCATCCACCGTATTGGTGATGTTGCAGAAAATATTCCTTGCGGCAGATGTATACTGCGGAGAAACTGGTGCAGTAGTCGCACTTTGTGTCGTTGCTACCAAAGTAGTAGTCGTTACATTACCGACAACGACGGTTGTACCACCATCAAGGATTTCATCAGTAACCGCCGCAACAATCTGTGCGCCAGAACTAGATGTACCAACTTCGTAACCGATATCACCTGTTCCAATAACAGGAGCCACATCACAAAAGATTCTAATATTAGTAAGGATCGTGTTCGCTGGTTGTACAAATGTAGCAATAGCGGGGCTATCCCCTGCTGTGGTGTTTACAGTAACACCAGAAGCGTAACCAACGTGTTTGATATACTTATTGGTAAAAACACCCGTAGAAGCAACAGATGAGGTTTCAGTGATTGCCCCTGTTGTCGCGTTTTTATTGATAACTTTAAAGCCGTTTTCAGAGCGTACCGCTCCGTTAAAAGTAGTAGTAGCCATTTAAGTCTCCTGTCTTGGCTAATGTCAACCACCCAATGTGGTTGTCAGGATTTATAAAACTATAAACGAAAAAAGGGCGGCTCGCAAGCCGCCCTTTTCATTATCTGATTTATTAGGCTCCAGGAGAACCGAATACACAACGCGGATCCGAAACACCAAAGCTATAACGCTCACGAGCTTTATAGCGGACGTTACCTGTATCAAAATCACCTTCCATGGAAGTTTTGATAGCCGCACGTTCAAAGTGCTTAAAGCCGTTAGGTGCATCTGTTTTAATGAAGAACGCATCTGTATCGGTTAGGAAGTGGTTGACCACATAACCGTCAGGTAGCATACCCATATTACGCATTGCATTAACGTCGTTATCTGCTGTTCCAGGACGAAGATTAGAAGCCATCAAACGCTCAGCTACAAACTGAAGTGCTGGTGGAATAATCAACTTACGACCCTGTAGAGCAATTTTCAAACCGCGCTCATCGATAAAGGCCGCAATATCAATTAGCGACTGCTCCAAAGATGTTTCGTTAAGGTCTGCCGCTGTGCTGAGTTCGTTACGCAAATTACCACCACCATTAGTCGGGTGGTCAGTTGCACAAAGCTCTTTACCATCACCAAGAGTCACAGCACTGTTAAACGCATTGTTTAGAACAGCCGCCGCTTTTACTTGCTTGGTGTTCGCCATAGAACGAGCCAATGCACGAGTGTAACGAGAACTCAAGCGGTCATAAAGGTTATCCTCTACAGCCTCTTCAGTAATCGCAAACGCTAGAGCGATTGTTTCGTGTGTGTAACGAGCGGTAAATGATTCGTTTGCAGTATCAAATGAAACTGCCTGACCCTCACCTTTTACAGGTGCGGCTCCGAATCCTGACAACATAACCTCTTCTTCAAACGCACGGTCTGAAGATTCAGTTTCGTAGATTTCGGCATGCTCATTGTCATACCGATCATACTCCAATCCGAACAGGGCATTAAGTCCTGGCTCGAGTTCTTTAAGGAGTTGGGATCTTGCAATAGCCATATCTAATTACTCCTTATAGACCAGTTGTTGCGAGGTGGAATGGAAGATTCAGCTTAACTAGAGCAACAACACCAGCGGCGGCATAATCAATATCAGCGACATCTTTAAAGCCGATGATACGGAAATTATCCGTAGCTGTAGTTGCACCAGCAGAAGCTACAGAAAGCTCTCCACTTGAAATTCCATTAGCCGTTTCTGAACCAAACCCTGCGCCTTCAGCATTTGAATGAATCAAAGCTGTTGCCGTAGCTAGGTTAGTCAAAGTAGCATCACATTGTACTTCGTATACTTGAGTAGGATCATCGTATACAAATACAGTTGCTTCTGTACCAGACTTCAAAGTTGAAGTTCCCGGATAATGGTTAGAGAAAGTAGGTGTACCGTCAAGAGCGATATATTCGCACCCTGCCATAACTCCTAGAATCGCCACTGAACCACCGTCTGCCGCACTTACGTCTACAAGACCGTTAGTAAGAGGAATCACCATATCACCTTGATAGATGGCTGATGAAGATCCTGCTACACCATTGATTTGTACTTTGTAAGGTGTCATCCCATTGCTGTTCGGTGCTGACCCTAATTTGTTATGAGGACGCAAACCAAAAGGCGAATCAATGTTTGCCATGATTTTAGTCTCCTAAAAAATTACTCGGAACCACTATTGGAACCGAAGGTTACACGAGATTGCCTATCAGGTTTACTAATAGGCATGGATGGATGTTGTTCCCTCATAAGATCATTATCTACAGCGTTCATTTGATCAGCTGTTTGCTGACTATAGTAGTCCGTGCGCTGTTGTTTTGTTTCTAGTGGGAACCTTGCAAGCACCAGACCGCCTACACCAATCACACCAGCATGTTTACCATCCTGAACTGTAGGTGCTTCAAAATCTGGGTACTCATCAGCGCGAACTAATTCAAAGCCTTCGCGTAGGCGAGCAGATAGGTTTTTCTTATCATCGTAGCCCATGACTGATTCACGGATCCAACGATGAACAAATCCTTCTGGAGGATTTGGGGCGTCTAACTGAGACGGGGGTCGCCACGGTTTAGCGCGGCTTGTTGTTTCCCTTGTTTGGGAAGTGCGTGGGCTTCTATCGGTCATAATACCTTCCTCACGAATTCTGCATACGAAGGAGTTGCTTCGCATACTGTTCATTAGTTATACCAAGTTTGCGAGCTATTGCAACTTGAGATTCGCTTAACTTTACAGATTTTTTATTAGAACGTTGAGCTCCTCTGTTAGCCCCTGCTACTGCTGGACCAGAACTCCGCGCTGTTTTACCGCCAAATTTATGCGGGAAATCTTTTTGAATGCGGTCATCAAGCTCTTGGTAATACTCATCACTTTGGGGATCAAACCCTTCTTCTTCTACCAATTTTTTATGAATACTAAACGCAGTCAACGTCATTGGTTCATCTGTGCCAAACCACTCATTTTTATCTGCCCATTGCTGGGCTTTAGGGTCTGGTGTAGGTTGTGGGGCTTGAGGTTGCTGTACTGCTTGTGGTTGGGGAGCTACAGCGGCTTGTTCACGTTGTCTTTTAACATACGCTAGCCGTTCTGTTTCATGGGCTAATTTAGCCATATTTTTTTGAGCTTCTACTTGACCATCAACATCACCTCTGTCAATAGCATCCCGCAATTTATTCTGTAGAGATTCTTCTTGGTAAGTGACCCTTGTTTCAAATTCATTTACAAAAGAATCATCTAACCCTTTAGTACGTTGAGAAGACTCTTCCAACTGTTTTTGGACAGACTGTGCATATTCCAAAGCGGCTTTTTCACGTCTTTCAGCTTCTCGCATCTTAGCCGTCAGCTTACTAATACGTTTTTGAACACCATCGCTATAATTATCAAGCTCATCGCTAGAAGATTCTTGAGCTGTAGGTTCTTCTACAGCGGGTTCTTGGCTATCTGCTTCGGTTTCATTTTCTACCTCTACTTCTAGCTCTTCTGTTTCTTCAAACAGTTCTTTTTGTGCTTCTTTAGGCATGAATTACTCCATGAGTTAAATGTGTAGGATATCTTCTGGGCTAGCAATACGAGCTAATACTTCATCATCATTGAGGAGGCGAACTTCCCCACCTTCGATTTTAAAACGGCTACCCGCGTATCGTCCAAAAATAACCCAATCACCTTGTTTACACCAAGGCTCTGCATCATCTCCAAACTTATTATTATCTTGGTAGGCTAAAGGACCTACTCGCAAAACATATCCACAAACAGTTCCTACAGCTTCGCGTTGAACTGTTTCATCAGCAAGGAGGATACCTCCTTTTGTTTGTTTTTTACCCTGAAAAGGCAACAACAAAATCCTCCACCCTGTAGGTTGAGGCAATCTATCAATAGCTTTTTCAGAAAGTTTTGCAGGGTCTAGAACAAGGTCTTCGCTTTTAACGTAGGCTTTTTCTAGTTCACCTTCTTTTTTAGGGTTCTGGGCTTTATCTTCTGCCCTCTTTTTTGCAATGTAGTCAGGTACTATAAGTGTTTTACTCATCTATTTTTGATACCTTATTTAGCAGGTCTTTAAGATCCTGTTCAGTTTGAGCAAGCTCCCCGAGTTTAGCTCGGAGTTCCTTGAAGGCGGTATAATCAGGCACAGGACCATGACAAATAGTCTCACGCACTGAATTTGACCGTTCGCGTATCATCTTAAGCATATTTTCATAGATGTAAAGGTCATTCGACATCAGACAATTCCCTCATACGATCTACCAACCGCCTAGCCCTATTAGTAACTTGTTTATACCAACGTGAATCAACCATTTCATCTGCGGCCTTATTCCAATCACGGGCATCTACCCCAGCTTTCATTCCTTTAAATTTGCTGAGTCTTGGTCTGCCCATATTGAACATCATATTTGCAATAATGTGCTGGCATTCTTCAGGTAGCTCATCAAAATCTGGGTACAATACTTTGCACTCATCAACAGTGACAGCCATATCTAATGAAAACAGTTGTTTTACTCGTTCTTGTTCTACAACCGTGCCAACAGCCTTGCCATGCTCTTCGTCGTTTTCTTTAATAAGATGTCCTATACCGCAAGTCGGAAGACCGAGGTGGTCTAAATACACTTCGTACTTACAACCCTCATCTTCTGCGATTTCTTCGCGTAATTTATCTTTATTCATTTTTTAAACCCTTTTAATCCACGAATACCGAAGGATGCTCCAATACTCGCATACATCGCCCATTGAAACCATTCTGGTGTATTAGACAATGCCGCAAAGCCTTCTTGAACATATGGTTGCGTAAATGGAATAAAACACATTGCTATGATAATAATAAACAATATTGTCCATGCTTCATCTTTCCAACTATTATCACTGGCCTGTGCCATAATTTTTTCCCAGCCAGCTTCATGTGTCGCGGCTGTAACCATAACCTGTGCTTCTGCTTCAGCGCGAGCTTTAGCTACCGCACCTTTAGCTTTAGTTTGCTCAACTTTGGATTCCATCCAGCTACCAGCTAGGTTTGCTATGGGTCCTATAAGTGCCTGTATCATTCTATGATCCTTACAATATAGTTTGTGCCATCTGTGTTCTTTGATACCTCAACTGTCTTATTTTCACAAGAATACCGAACGGAAGTAGACTTTTTGTATAGATTACGCTCAATGGTGCGCTTGGCTTTCAAACATTTAGAAATCTGTTCATAAGCAGTATGCTCGGAGACATCCCCGCTCATATATAAAATCAACGTCATAGTTTTAATTACTGTTGCGTCCATTCCTTAACTTCTCTATTTGGCTTTCTATGTTTGTAATTCTCTTTTCATAAAAATCTAATGTCAGCTTTTGTTGCTGGTCATGTGGTGCGCGGCCTTCATCAATCTGTTCTTGGAGCTTTCCAAGCTGCTCTGCTAAATGCTCAATCAACATATACTGTTCACTATCGGCTGGCAGAACACCCATATCACCTCTAGGCCATTTGATACGAAACTCCGTGTTTTGACCTAAGTCTGCTTCTATCAATACAAATTTATTCTCAATCGTATTCAGGCGTTCAATAATACCAAAATACGCCCATGTTCCGATGGCTGCCCCTATAACCATCGCCATAAGGTTGCGTATGGGCATGGATAGTTCAGTGTTCTCATTTATCTTGGTCGCCACTAATAAAGTTCCGTATTTTTATTTACCTTAACAGGTTTGCAATACGCTGTTGCTCGGTGTTTAGCGGGGACACCACTTAAACTCCCATAATTACCATATCTTTTAGTTATCTGGGATGCAAAATAATTACAATCTGTAACAGATCTAAAATACATATCCTGACTCTGCACTTTACCCCCCAATATAACTACCAACAAAAACGCATGGATCATTCTTTAGACTTTTTATCTGCGTAAGCATTTGCTCCAAAATAAGCCGCCACGAGTGCGCTGTTTGCGACAAAATAAGTAGGCGCAATATCTGTAATCATTTTTGCCGCATTTTCATAACCAAGCATTGAAGTGATTAATATAGCGGCTGGGTAGTTTAGAGTGCCAAATAAAGCAAACCATGTCATATATCGCATACTGTCGCGCCGTGCATCAGCATCTTCTAACTCTCTGCGTTTAAATTCCAAAGCCATAGAAATTTCATCATCGCAAAGCGTATCATCATTATTTGTATCAAGATGCTGATAAGCACTATCTTTTTGAAGCTTTTTTTGAGCCACTAACGCACACCTTTAAATTTAATACCCCGCAATGCCGCACCACCGCCACGGGAAATATCCCCATTTGTTGCACGGTTGCTAGTAGCATCCATAAGTGCTTCTCCTCCACCAGAAAAACCTTTTACGCCTTGGCCTTTTAAAATATCTTTGCGGGTTACTTTCCCATCACCTGTTAAATCAGGGAACCCTTTAACTTCACCAGATTTAGGTGAACCTTTTTTACGGTTACGGCGAGTACCACGGCCTTGCTGTTTAAATTCTTCAAATGACATTGTATCGTCAAAACCTTCTTCAAAAAATATTTCACGAAGTTTTTGGTCAGAATCTACTTCAATTACTTCTACTTCATCTTTAGACATTACTCTCTCCTAATATAACTTACTGTTCATATCGTTTATAGTGTCTTGAATGGAAGACATTGTAGTATCTTTTTCAACACCAATACCCATTATCCCTAAAGCCTTATTAGCGGCTGTTATCCCTAATTGTGTCGCGGGATTCATACCAAGCATACTAGGAACTGCTGATATTATACCTAATGGCGTTTGTTTTCCTGGAGTAATCGTATCAAAAATATTTTGCCCAATACTTTTATTCGTATTGTAACCAAACGCACCTAATGCTTTTTCTCCAATATTTTGCCCGCTGTATTGATCTACAAACCCAGCAACCTCAGGGGATTCCATATCAACATTGCCAATACCAAAACTAGCAGGGTTCCCAAACTTGCCACTTATCATCCCCGCCGCAATAACATTGTTGAAAGTGTCAGAATAAGGGTTTACACCTCGAGCAATCGCCGAGTTAATAGCATCCATTAACCCAGCTTCTGAAGCAGTGCCTTGGCCTCCACCAAATTGATTACCTTCAGTTACACTTCCGGGACCATCTTGTCGGCCTTGTCCGGTTCCCCCATGACCACCCGAAGTGCTTCCACTACTCCCTCCGTAGCCAACACCTACATCAGCATCACTGTAGCCACCGCCCTCTTCGCCAGCATCACCAGCACCAGCACCACCGCCAGCACCACCGCCAGCACCAGAGGATCCACCAGATCCTCCCGGACCGCCACCTCCAGGATCAGCCATTAGCCACTCCTATTCTGTTGTTGTCTTTCACGAGCAATTTGCGCTCGCATTTGAGCTATATCTTCTGTAGAACCTATACGCTCACGAGCAATATCTACATTTTCTTGACGGAATTGTGCATCTAACTGCATTTTTTGCTGGTCAGTCTGGTTATCCATCTGCATTTCTTGTTCACGCAACGCTAACTCTTGCTTTTTAATTTCTACCAGTGGATCACCTTGGGGTTGTGGTGGCATTTTTTGCTGGAACTCAGCCATAAGCTGTGCTTGCATCTGGGCTACTACCGCCGCTTGAGCTTCTGGTGGTTGTTGTTGCATATTCGGGTCAGCTTGCATTTGTTGCTGGAACATAACTTGAGCTTTCATACCAATATGCTCATAAATATGTTTTTCTAAGGTCAACAAAATAGGTGGTTGCATTTGTGCCACCCTACTATTCATATAAGCCATATGCACAGCAATATGGGCATCATGGTCTTGTTCGGGGAAAGATTGCAATTTACCCTGCCCCCCTGCCGCCTGACTAGCAAACTGGTTTTCTGTTGCAGGATCCATTTGCTGAGGTTGTGGCTCAGGTTTTAAAATTTGTTCGATATTATCTACACCTAAAGCCGCATAAACCCGCCGATAAGCCTCGTGCATATTGTGCATTTCGGGTGCGGCAGTAGCCAATTTTAACTGTTCTTGAGCTAAAACTACTCTTTGGGACATACTAAAGATGTTTGGATCACTTACAGGGACAATATCTACCCTATTATCAAAATCTGCTGATTTTATCTGGGCATCTTCACCAACTTCGTAAGGATATGGGGCAGGATCTTCAGCAAAAAGCCGCCCTAACATCTTTAATTCTTGTTTTAAACTGGCATGGAGGCGTTTATGTACCGCGCTAATGATTTTTGCGCCACGTTCCAGCAACGCAATAGTAGTACCAACAGGCATTTCTTGTCTGCCATCACCTACTCCTATATCTGTAGTGCCAATAAACCGCTGGGCAGATTCAATAACAAAGCCCATAAGCTGAAAAAGCGTTCCAGAAGGCTCTTTATACGGTAAAGCCATCAAACTTGTGCGAATATCACCTCCAGGAATATCAATATCCCTAAATTCTCCTGGATGAATCGGTGTTTGTTCGTCTGCTATCCGTAAACCGCGAGCTTTAAATCCCGCTGGCATATTACTAAGCGTTCCAGAATCAATAAGCTGGCGCAAATTAGCTGTAGCCGTGCGGCTCAAATTTCCGAGCAGATGAATTAAGCCAAAACCATAAAAACCAAGTCCAGGAGTGAATTTATATTGAACAAAATGAGGAATTTTCTTCTTCATCGGGTCATTTTGGTCATAATTTCTACGAATAGATAAAACTTCTTCACTATCAGCACTAATTGTGACAATATATGGCAGTTTTATCCCTGTTTCTTCATTATCTTCGCCAACATCTGGGTATTCTTCAATATCTAAATAACAATGGCACTCATACAAAGTAGCTTCATCTGTATCACCAGTAGAAGAACGCCCTTCTAGCTTATCATAAGCATCCTTTACTTCATCTTCGCCACGCTCGCTATCCTCCATAATATCTAAATCACGGTAAAAACCATTTACTTGGAGTTTGCGTAACTCATTACTAGACATACGGAGTATATGTGTGATTCGTTCTGCTGAAGCTAAGTCAGTTGCTGTATAAGGTGCAACAACATCTTCAGCTGGTACAAATTTACTTACTGGCCGACCTAATACATCATCGCGGTAAATTTTCTTAAATGCACTACCACTTAAACCCAAATAATACAGCATCTGGTCATACTCAGGTTCGTACTCTTCCATCTCATACATAATTTTATAATTCATGTAATCTTGGACGCGCTGAGCTTGGGCTTCTACTTCAGGGGTAGCTATACCTACAATATTACCGCGCACAGGACCGCCACTTGGCAACATCTCTTTATACGCACCAGCCTGAAATTGAGTTACAGCTTCATTTAATATTGGGTGGATAACACCTGTAGCACCATCAAACGGTTCTGTGCGGGACTCATACTTTAAACCCAACAATTCTAAACCTTTTGTATATGTATCTACCCAATCTTCACGGCTAGATTTATCATCATCTACTGATTGGCTTACATAACTAGCTACATCTGCTAATGTTTCATCACTAACGAATTCTGCTAAATTATCATAAAAATTTTCTGGCTCACCAAGGTCATCATCTTCACCAAAAACTACCTCAGCACCACCTTCATCATCAGGTTCTATCTCTATAGAAATATCATCAGCAAGGAGGTTCTCTTCTAACTCGCTAACTGTATCATTAGGGGCTTGTAGTAAACTGCGATCAATATTGCTAGGCCGTGGGTTAATTGCCATTAGTAATAAATCCTCTGTACAGGAACTGATTCTTCATCCTCATAATCTTCAGGATGCTGGATAAAACCGCCTTCTCTAAATCTGCGTAATGCTTGAGTGACCGTATCCACATAATCATCATGCTCCCCCGCAGGAAACGCCGCACACTCTTCAATAACTTCTTCTGCCCAGCGTGTATCTGGAGCCCATACTAAACCACTTTCAAACAATGGCGCAATAGAGTTCACTCTTGTAAATTTATCATTACCCCTGCTAGGTGTGTAATTCATAACGGGAATCCCCATATTCCGCAACTCTTGCGTTAATGGCATACCACTGGCTTTTGCCTCAATTAACACACATTCGGGATCCCAATACTTATACTCCTCCAATGCCATACGCCGCAAATCAGGGAAATCCCATCTACCACGTTTTGCATCACATAGAATAATGTTTGGTGGTCCACCTTCTTTAGGATAAAAAACTCCCCACGTTGTTATAGCACTATAATCCGCACTCTCTTTTTTAGAATACGCCGTATCATAACTCTGCATTATATACTCTAATGGCGGGATATCTTCCTTTTCCCACACATTCCACCAATCACGTTTAAGTATCGCCGCTACATCGCCCGTCGGGTTTTGTTGCCATTGGGCTTCCCACTTACCAACCGACAAACTACCCTTAACACTTAACAAATCTTCCTTTTTCCAATACTCAGGCCATAAAGGTTCATCACTCTCAGGCATCAATGCAGGGAATTCCACAACCTCCCACTTATCTGCTAATATATCTCTACCCTGTTGCTTTAATAATTTTCCCGTTAAATCATTCTCTGCCCAACGAGTCATAATTATCACAATCGCACCTCCGGGCTGTAAACGTTGACGCGGACCAGATGTATACCACTCATAAGCATGCTCTAATGCCGTAGGGCTTAAAGCATCTTGCTCACTGTGGGGGTCATCAATTATCAACAAATCCGCTCCACGACCCGTCACCGCGCCACCTACACCAGCCGCAAAATATTCTCCACCCTTACTCGTCTCCCATCTACCCGCCGCTTGGCTATCCGCTCGCAATTCTACACCCTCAAAAACCTTAGTGTATTCTCCACTATTCATCAAATTACGCACCTTTCGGCCAAACCTAAAAGCAAGCTCTGCCGTATGCGTTGTCTGCATTATCTTTAATTTAGGGTTTTTACCCATTAACCAACTAGGCAATAAATAACTGCCAAACTCACTTTTAGTATGGCGGGGCGGCATATTAACAATTAACCGCTTTAACTCTCCACTAGCTATGCGGTTAAACTTCTCAGCCATTATTTTATGGTGGCGTCCATTAATAAACTCAGGCCAAACCGTTTTACAATACTCCATAAAATCATTCTTCGCCGCCTCCGCTTGGGTAATCTCTTTAGCGCGGTCTAATAAATGGGCATACTTTTTTAACTGCTCATCAGGTACTAGCTGAAAGTCCATGGGCAATGGTTCCTCATTAATGCGAATATATTTAAAATATATCGAAAATTTTTCTAGGGCAATGAACCTATGACAATTCTACAGAAACAGGGGTATGTCGTCTCGGCTTTTAGTCGAGTAAAAGTCAATACCATAAAAACTTTCTACGGACCACATGATTTGTCCAAAACTTGGTTTTACCCACTACCATGGGTAAAGGGGTCGTCTCGCGGGGGGTCATCAAAAAAGCCCCGCACTGTGGCGGGGCTTGGTGGCGGGGGACCCGTAGCCCCCCTAGGTTGCGTTGCTACTTGGCTTGCGGCTGTACCACTAGCTTAACATAGCCTGTACCCCATGTAGCACTGCTAGGGCTGTAGCCACCGTTTAGCATTGCATGCAAACAGTTAGGCCGTTTTGCACTGTGGCCTAACTTGCTAGCCGCACTAAGTATAGCGGCTAGGCTAGTGTTACCATTAACACCAGTTAGCAACCATGTTTGTATTTGGTGGCGAACGCCGCCTACCTTACCGTTAAAACCAAACGGCACTGGTTGCGCTTGGTCAAGTTGCACATTAGGCAATGGCACTACTTGCACGTTATGCAAGTTGCCGCCACCCTGCTCGTTTATAAACGCCCACAACTGCGGGTAGGTGACCTCAGTACCTGTATGCTGTAAGGTAGGTACAGCTACAGTAGCTACTGCGGTTGACGAAGCGGCATTTTTGGTTGCCTTACCTTTATTAGTGTTTTGCATTTTGTAAACCCTTTCTACGGTTTATGCGTTGCCCCTTGTGGGGTATACCTAGTTTATGCCACAGCTAAATGTCAATAACAAGCGTTATTTTTATTTATTTTTATTTAGCCCCATTAAGCCTATTAAGCCTAGTAATACTATAGCTATTACAAATAGCCACATACCCATGCCTCCTTTTATGCGGTTGCTATAATTATTGCCTAACACCAGCAACACCAGCTGGACCAGTCTTGTTTAATCCGCTGTTCTCCCAGGATCGTCTATTATCGTCAACCGAGACCGAGGATGATTGACGACGACGATTGAGTATGATAGATGATGAATGATACATAGGTATGAGTACATACCTATGGGGATCGTCCTCAGGAATGGGAATCATCATCCCTCGTCCTCAGGGATGGGATGGGAGAAAAACGGGACGCCCTCCTGACGTCCCGTCTATGTGAGTTAACCTTGGACGACGAGCTTGACGTATGGTGTCATCCAGTATTTGCTAGAGGGTGAATAACCACCGTGCATCAAAGCATGCAAGCACGTCGGCTTTTTGCGTGAGTGACCAAGAGGCGCGGCCTTGTTGAGCGCGGCCTTTAACGATGTGTCGCCATCAACGCCTTTGAGCATCCAGTCTTGTATGGTTTGCCTGACGCCTCCCGCCTTGCCACCATAGCCGAACGGGACAGGAGTGGTGCTGTCGGTATCCACATTTGCAAGAGGCACAATTTTGACGTTCGCCTCATTGCCACCAGCATGCTCTTGGATAAACGCCCATATTTCGGGATAGGTGATCTCTTTGTCAGTGACAATGAGCTCAGCAGATTTAACGACGGCTTTTGCCTTAGGAGAAGATTTTACAGTTTTAGTTGTCATGATATGTCCTTTCTACGACATAGTCCATAAGCTGCATTGCTTATGATGTAAGAGTAGCACGGCCGAGTTTTATTGACAAGTCTTTAATTATCAATTAACCTCATTAATTGTCGGTGTCATCATCTTTCATCATCAAAAGATCGTACCTCGCGAATCGTCTTTTATCTTCTACTGACAATGAATGACGAAGAATGATGACGAGGGTATCTAAATAGAAGATGAAAGATGACGAAACTAGAGGTCTCTCTCCTTTATGAAGGGACGAGATGATGATAGAATATGATTGATGGCTCCCGTCCAATCGTAAGGAACTCCCGAACTCCAGTCCGGAATCATGGGTCCTTTATCCTCCGTTTGTCCAGCAATCTCCATCGCCCTCGAACCGTGAAATATATTTATAGTTCGGCACGAAGGATGACTAACCAAGTTCCAGACGTTTCCAGAATATCCGCTATATCTTATCTGCCACGCAATTTGGTGGGGACGAAGCGTAATCTTCTTTAGTGAGTTTAACCTGTGGACTTTCAATTCAAGCCAAAAAGCATGACCATCAAGTATACCGTGCAAGTCAGGCACTCCAGGACTAGACCAAGACTCTAGGCGTGTCCAAAACACACCTAGGTCTTTAGTCCCCTCACGGAGATTTTTCCACAGCGTGGACTCAGGCTTAGTCGCCACTACACAAGCTCCGTCGTAGTTGGCGTGATAAGCACGACTTGTTGCTTGGCAAACTTGACAACTGGCCTACCATCCTGCTCACTTGCCCACTCGTTATGAGCATTGATGCGATTTGCCAACTCGGCACGTTGCCTTAACTCATCTGTCCACGATACCATGTGTACCTCAGGCTCAGGTGTAAATGGTGTGCCATCAACCATAGTGGTGTCCGTAAACCACAAAGTCGTTAACAACATGAGGCGGCTAGGGTCTTCGTTAGTAACCACCATATCACCATCTTCATTCATATCTACAAACTGTATCATTAGTCAGCTCCTTTCTGCGAGCGTTGTTGTAATTATAAAGTAGCAGTGCAGACAATAGAAGACACCTCTTTTGTTATCTTGTTTTACTGACAAAGCCGACTATTTTATAACCATCAACCCAATGGCTCCATCCTTCTGTCCAATCGGTCTCATCGTAGTTTGTCCAGTCTTCCGACCTGTCTCGATTAATTTCTTTCAGTACACGACGTAAACCCCAGACGAACTTTTTGCCCGTCTGGGTGTCCTGCACTATGTAATCAAGCTGACTCATCTAACCGATACAACTGCGCTTGGTGAGCACACTGCGGACAAGGTGTTTTGTCTTCCTCATCTATATGCTTTGCATAATTGTTACCGAGCATCGGCATCCCACAGAGAGTACCCTCATGGGATCCAGGAATAGACCAGTGTTGCTGACCTAGCTTTTTTGTCCACTCATACAACATCGTGTGCCTCCATCATTTGTATGGCATCAACGCGGTTATCGTAATCGCGCTTGGCCTCATCATAACTAGGGTGGATTTTTACATTACCCTGACTTCCGGGATCCTGACGCCACACGAGCCATGCTTCATTGACGCGGGAAAAGTCCAATATGGTTTGAGATTTACCATCATTGAACTCGTGGGTTTCAGCTTTAGGTTTTATCATAGCGGCTCCTTTCTGTGAGTATTGCTATAATTATAAAGTAGCAGGGCTGACAGCAAACGATAAGTCTTTTGTTTTCGTTTGCTGTCGGGTTTATTTAATACTGTTTGAGCCACTGCTTGAGTGTAAATAAGTGCGGCTCCTCAGCAACTATTGTTGAGTGTTCACAAGTGACACAACCGTCTAACGCATTAGTGTTAGTAATAGTGACGTGCGTCTCATGCTCAAAACCAACTATGCTTATTGCCCTCAAATCATCAAGGCAACACAATACTTTGTCATCACCTACCTCAAGGTGTGTCGGCTGTATTGCGTGGTAGTCAACCCAACCGTCTAATACGGCGTCGCTAGTTTGTTTAAAGTAGTTCATGTCATCGCTCCTTTCTAGAGTGGTTTGACATATAGAGGTAGCTCATTTACTACCATACTTATTATGGCATATTTGAGTTTTTATGATAACTCTTTACTTATCACCCTCATCATGCTCTATCATCATATTTCCCTCAGCAACTACCGCGAGAGCTGGGAACTCTTCTTGAATTCGTTTGATTTCACGCATTACTTCATCGCGACTCATTTGGTCAATTTTACCATGCAGGATTTCTTTACGATCAATATAGATCCCTGCGGCTTGGCCTCGTGATTTTTCGGCAGCGACGGCGGCGGCAAAATTTCCTCCAGTCATCGCGGCATCGCGGATCTCAGCAAGTTTTTTGACGTGACCTTCAAAACTGACCTCGTATTTTTTAGACAACTCTTGTTTTAACTCACGGATTCTTGCAACCACATGGGGGTATCGCACACCGTTGAGTAATTGTGAGGCAATAGCATGGGCTGACTTCACACTAAACCCAGCACGGACAGCGGCCTCTGTTTGTGAAATATCCTCGCAAACATATAATCGTGCAAATTCTTCTTGCTTGGGCGTGATCTGTTTTTCTTTTCTAGGATTTGCGACGACTTCAATCGTGGGTTTGTGAGTAGCTTTGGCTAGAGCCATTTTGCATGTTCTCCTCTTCTAACATGGGACACTTTGTATAATAGGACCAAAAACGAAAAACATAAAATTAAATTTTCCTTCTAATCAAAACCGCGCGGACAGAGAAAGTTACTGTCTATTGAACAAGATATTGGATCAATCTTCGTAATTCATGTGCTAACTCATTGAAGATATGTGTATAGTCAGATATTGTATATTATCCAACCTTAAAAAACAGATTTTACTGCATCCGTCTTTTGGTCCTATATAGCAAAGTGGCTCAGAAACCATGTTTATTGGTCAAAATTTACCCCCTACTTACCCCCTACCCATGTGCTTTGAGGGCATCGAGCGGCGTCTGAGCGGCCTCTTTTTTAGGTCATGAATAGTGTTTAGTGGTAAAAAGACCCCCAACCAGTATTGATTGGGGGTTTAGTCTAAGGGAGGAATATGTCATTAACTGACGTTTAAAACTCTAGCATAAGTGTTACTTTATCCCAAAGCCCTATTTTTACGCCGCATCCTCTCGTTCCCTCCTGCGTAAAATTTCACGAGCTTTAGCAACACCTTGGACGGCAATATGATATCGATAAGGTTTACCCTCACCAAGACGTTGCACATCACCACGCTTATACAGATTATATAAAGCATGACTTGGGTCTTCTATATCTGTATCTACGAAATCACTCGCAGTCAGTGTTGCATTTGTACTGAACAACCTCAACAAAATCTCACATGTCGCACCCGAGGTAAATAATTTCTTGTTACCTTTACGTCGCTGCACAGCTTTTATTGAAGGAATCGGCTGGTGTGCGGGGATAAGTGCAGATGGCGATACATTAGGGCTGGTTGGATTTACCATACCGTTTTTAATCATCCATCGTATCTGCAACCCAATACTACGACACTCAGCCTCTGCCACAGCTTTAAGTAGATTGTAGGTATCAAGGTCAAGTGATACCGATTTATACTGCTCTGGATCTGCCATGTTTTTTGGTCCTTTCTTCCATTAAAGCTATTTCTCTAGCTTTGTTAGCAATCATGCTTTCCAGTATTACCCTTGCTTCAGGACTGCGGAAACAGACGGTAGCAAGGGAGTAGGCGAGAAGACCGTAAGCACGGTCATCTCCAAAAGGTTTAGGGGGGACATTACCGAGAATTTGTTCAAGTTCCCATTCTCTTGCGGCAATTTTTAGTAGATGTGAAACAGCCCCCCTCACATCACTGTAAGTAGCCACGACTAATTTGCCTCAGCTGTAATTTCAGCATTAAAAGTAACACGCTCTTGGATAGCATTAGTTACTTCATCAGCAAGGTCACTTTGCCGTACCCACTCATCAGGGTCGTAATCATTACTGCTAATACTTTCTTCACGAACACTTTCAACTTCATTTTCAAGGTCGATAATGCGGCAGTATAGATCATCAACTGTTTTACCAGCGGCTCGCATGTTTTCTTGCCCTGAATACATAGGCTCAAATTGTTCTAGCTCACGCACAGACATACCTTTTACAGGAGCCCCTACTTCATCAAACAGTTGTTCAAACCGTGAAACACGGTCTTGCAAACCATAAAGCAGAGTCATGATATGTTGCATATCAGCACCAAGGTTTTCAAACCTAGAACGCACATCACTCATACGCTGAGCTTGTGCTTTTATCTGTTCATGTTGAACATGCTTAGTAGGGTCAAACTCATCACGGGCGGCAATATCAGTACATACTGCATTATCTACCTCGCTATCACTAGGCAACCCAGAACTAGCACAAACACCATCAACCATATTATCATCGGGAACTACTTTCTCGTTCATAACCTACTCCTTTCTTGAGTGGTCAGTTGTTATATGACAAGAGACCTCCCCTTGCCATTAAGTATAATATGCCATAACTGACTTATAATGATAAGTCTTTTGTTGTCATCAAAATTTTTCATCTGGCTTCCAATATAGATTACCTATCTCATCTACAATACAATGTTTTTCGTAATCTATTTCTATTTCGCCACAACCCCCACAAGTTTCGCAATCATCCATATACCCTTGTAGATAACCACCGTTTTGATAATCTATAACAGCACGTTCATATTCAACGCGACCATCACCCGCACATTCAGGGCAAAGGCGGTGAGTTACATCATCCCCAACAGGAAACAGTTGTGTATAATCAATAGCCATTAATTCCTCACAAAAGAGCTAGAACGCTGATTACTGTCATAATCACGGTTAAGAGGTCTAATTCCATAATTCTGCGTCTCCTTTCTAGAGAGCGTTACATAATCTTTATACCAACAAGAGGTACAAAGCAGAGAAGATTTTGTTTCTACCTCTGCTTTGCGCTCACATTTATTGCACTTTAGATTTGCCATTTATATCAAAAAACGGTTTAAATGCTTGATTAACCGCCCTCAATGGTTGCGCTTCAATTATATAGCAATCAATATCTATACAATCTACTCCAAGGCTAGCCATACTGCGTCTAAACTTTTCTTCAGTAATGTTAGCCTCGCAGTAATCATCTTGCAACTTTTCAAGCTCGTTCATCCAAAGCTCTTTTACTTTACCCATCGTACTCCTCCCATCCATTTGGTCCATGTATACTCACATCAGTACCTAACTCTTTTTGCAGAGCTTTGGCAAAAACGATTGCGTACTTTAACCGATGAAACTCACCATAGATAAAACCATCTTCTTGCACCTTATAGGGTACAACGGTTTGAAGATTCAATCTTGGATCTACCCACTCAACCATATTTTAATCCCCTAGTCCATACAAAATATTGTGGATCATAACTGGCTTACTCTTATCTAATTTGAGTTTACCTTTAACCCAGTCATAATAACCGTGGATAGTGGGCATCTTGCGACGCCCACCTTTTAAGATTACAATTTCTTTAACATCATCAACATTATCAACTAAACCAGTATAATGTAGATAAGTTTCTAACAATCCTATTCTAGGATACATAGGTGTGAGGGAATGCCCCTCACGCGAGTTATAATAAACTTGTGCTGAGTACATATCGTACCTCCTACTGGAGCCAAAGGTTATAGTCGTTTTCGTATAAGAAATCTTCAAAGCTAAGACCACAAGTAGTCAACTTAAAGATTTCCCATTCACGGCAAAAATCCTGTGCGGTCTCACCTTGCAAAAAGAAAGACCACCCAGACTCATGCTGTTTAACGGTGATACAACGCTCACCGTTAAACTGCTTATCTTCCATGGAGTAACCACCGATAACCATTTTAGTACTCACTCGGTAATAGCAACGTAGTACCTTGGTAATCTACCGTCAATATGAAATTGAAAGTAGAGTTAGTGGGCAGGTCAGTATACTCAATAGTGCGAGTATGCAGTATTACAGGACCATCACCCTTATCACCATCGCTACCTATAATAACAGCACCATTATCGCTATCAACAGTTACTTGGATAAAGATAATATAATCTTCGTCACTGAGTTTAGGAACAAACTCAGTAGCCACAATATCCATAAACCAGTAGGCTCCAGCTTCTTCGGCAAAGTATTTAACTCCCTCCGTAAGTAACAGGTCGGGGGTCATTGGTAGGCTATGGACATACTTATCAGTAGTACCAGTAAACCCAGATAAATCAATAGTTTGCATATCATGCTCCTTTCTACGAGCGTTGTTTAACTACATTTATTAATATAGGTGTGGACTTATTGATAGACCATACCTATAATATCTTGTTTATTCTTCCATATTAGAAGTCCATTTAGCTCCCACGAGGTATCCACACTCTTTGCATCCTATCTGTCCTCCCATACCTGAGATTAGATGAAATGACCCCGATCCACAGAGCGAGCAAAGCAAAATCTCTACTTCATGTTCTGTCACGATAAAATTTTTCTCCTCTATGATGGGGTCTGATTGTTTTTCTCGTCGGATGAACGGGATAACATTATCTCCTCCATGAAGGGGGGAACTGGCCTTTTGTGCCATACACCTAACCTCGCTTTCTCTCCTATGTAATAATTCTGGTATGCCATGAGGGTATCAGAATGTTTATATTCATCGGGCATTGCTTGAGCGGGTTTTGTAAACCCCCTCGCTTGTAATTCTACAGGAGGACAACGAAGCATTGCAAGAATTCTTTCACAAGCATGGGTTTTTTCATAGCGATAAGTATACTCTTTACATAATGCGATACCTAACCGCCAAAGCCAACGGTAATTCTCAATCGTTTGCCCTGCCCACAAAGTACAGGGGTGTTTTTGATGAACAGGTAAAAATGGTCCATCATTACTGTACCTGTGGTGGACAGTGCTGAGCATTTGGGTAGTCTCAAGTGGCATCTTAACAACGTGTTTGTTGCAATGCCATTGAGCACAAATAGTGTGATCCCAATTAACTATAAAGATATTCATAAGCACTCCCTTTCTGCAGAATACCCTAATATACAATAGCTAATTGTAGAAGACTGTTCTTACTTACTCAATGATAAGTTTGGTTTTTACATCAGTTAAATAAGAAAGTGTTTCTTGAGAATAACTCCCTAAAACATACTTCATAGCTTCATATCTATCTGAAGTTTCTACAATAAAAGTATCTTTAAACTCTACTGGGTTAAATAAAGATACACTTACTTCACAACATACTGCTTCTTCCATCATACACTCCATTAGGTTAAGGTGTTACATACATATAACGCCTTAAACACTGCAAAACTTATGCCCTAAGATAAAATAGGTACAAACTAAGAGCAAATTAGACATAATAGTTTTTTCCTCTAGTAATCCATGCTTCGATTTCTTCATCTGTCATATTATCAAAATCTGGTTCAATTTGATGAAGAGGCATCGGTTTACGTTTCCTTACCTTTTTTCTGCGTTTCTTTTCAGGTTTAGGCACGGCTACTGGTTTTGATTGTTCAGGCATAATGATTTCTATTGTTTTGTATCGGGTTTTGCATTTAGTGCATTCCCTTCTACGCATCATAGTTTCTCCAAATGCCGAAGGATGAGTTCTGCTTTCATAAACTTTGCTTTTTGCACCACATTTAATACAATTCATCAACTTACCCCTAAATTGTAATGAGCTAACACTGCCTTTACTGGCTCAAAATCTGGCTCAGAAGAGAATTTTTGATGTAGGTAACTTATACCAGAGTGCATAATCAATTTCATTTGGTCGCTACCTTGAGAATGACGGTGTGTGTATAAAACGAGCTCTAACATATCAGCCATTTTCAATCGTATTTTTTCTTCTGGGCTGAGTACAAATATTAACCCAAGGTCATCAAACACTTTTTTCTCAGCTTTTTCAAAGGCTTGTTGTACTTCAGGATAATTCCACTTAGCCGTAGCAGGAATATCACCTAAAATTATTTCTGGCACATCATGATACAGTGCCGCCATAATTAATTGTTTAGTGCTGTCAGGCCATAATTGGTCTATTAAAACACTTACTGCGTATGAATGCGCTCCCACGGTTTGCCTTTCCGATTGCATTGCAACCGTATGATATCTTAATAAAAATTGTGCATCCCAAGCTGTTGTCAGGGTTTTTATATTTAACGAATTACTCATGGTTTCTTCTTTCTATATCTTCTTCTTCGCATACATCTCCATATTGTATTTCTATCACATGGCAAGGCTCTGCATTAATGTTTTCAGCGCGATGCCATGTTTGTCGAGGAATGACTATTGTTTGATGTGGGTATAATACTTGTTTAGTTTTAGCTTTATCTGTTTCCATGTGCATAATTAACTCACCAGACAGTATGTACCAATGTTCACTTCTAGAAAAATGTTTTTGATCAGATAAAGATTTTCCTGGAAAAACCACTAACTCCTTAACTTTTTGAGTAGGTTTTTGTTCTAAAACTTTGTAATACCCCCATTGACGAGTTGTTTTGGCCTTTGACCAATTATCTAATAAATCACTGGAAGAGTTTTTCTTATTAGAACCACCTACGTCGTTGTTGAATGTTAGATATTGTGTGTATGAATCAGACATTTCTGTGAGAAGTTCATGCTCAGGGGTGTTTTGTTTATCTCTATCACCACCATTCATAAAACAAATGAAATCTTTAGGATTACAAGCTAGTACATCTTTTATTAAGCTCTTCGCGGTATCGTCTTTATCGTCAAAAGGGACAACAAAAAACTCGCAAGGTAAGTGTAAGTGTTCTAAAAGGTTTATTCTTTCTTCTAAGGGCATAAAAGCCTTACCTTTTTTCTTTATGAGCCACTCATCACTATTCACACCTATGTAAAGTCTATGACATTGTTTTGCCGCAGATAAAATATAATCCAAATGCCCTGAGTGCAGGGGGTCAAAACCTCCTGATATAATCCCTATATCATGAAAGTTTGGTGTTGTGCCGCATTTCTGTGCCGCCATCTTTTACTCCTCTAAGCCAAGGCTTTTCTGTGAAAGTTTGTTTTGCTTCGCCCCAATTAGGACCGAACTCTGCATCTACAATTGAAGGAACTTCTAGGTTCACGCAATGTTCCATGATTTCTGCTATACGTTTAGACTGCGCTTCACTTTCAACAGAAATATCTAGCTCATCGTGAACTTGAATCATGGGTAGTATGCCTTCATCAGCTAGAGCAACCATCGCGGCTTTAGTTTGGTCGGCCGCGCTACCCTGTATGAGTTTATTAAGAGCTTTGTATGTAAATGCTCGTTTAATTCCAGGACCATGCTCAGCGTAGGCTTCTTGGTAGGTCATTGGTTTCCAACTACCATACTTATTTGGCTCCCATTTATCGAATCTACACCTACGCCCCAGCAATGTGCGGATAACCCCACGATTACTCGCTCTGTTCGTGCTGTATTCACTTAATTCGCGGACAAAAGGCACTTTATCGTGGTAAGTAGCAAATAAATCTTGTGCATCTTCAAATTCAAGGCCAAGGCTCGCCGCTAACTTTTTACTTCCCATCCCATAAAACAAACCAAGGTTGATATCTTTAGCCTGTTTGCGTGGCACACCCACAATATCAGCCGCCATTTGGTGGAAATCAGTGCGGGGGTCTGCGTTGTATTGTTCAGCAAAGTCTGAAGCCCCTCTGAAGCCCATGAGTTTAGCATAATGCACAACAATGCGCGGTTCTTGGCTAGAGTAGTCGAACGCGCCCCATAAGCAGTCTTGTTCTGGTATAAACAAGCTACGGATCATTGGACCTATTTCGCCATGCCGTGCAGGGATTTGCTGGAGGTTAGGGTTACTATAACTAAATCTGCCTGTTACTGTCCCACCATCATCACTTCTTAGCGGGTGTAGCTCGGCATGGATACGCCCATTTACCTGATGCTTTAATATTGTATCCACAAAAGTAGACCGCGCCTTTTGGTATTCTCTAGCTTGCACTATCATTTGTGCTACTTCATGTGGGTGGTGAGTTAGAAACCCTTTTGTAAAACTCGGCGCACCTGTTTTTTCAGTTTTATTATAAGGCAAGTCTAAAGCATCAAAGGCTTTAGCAACGCTTTCAGCCGCCCATATTTCTACTTCAACGCCTGTCTGCCTTTTTATATTATCCAATAACCGTTTTTCGCGTAAGAGCAGATCTTTCTTTATAGTTTCACACCGAGTTACATCTACACAAACACCACGTTCCCTCATAGGGATAATTGTTTTAAGAACATTAAGTTCTAACTCAAACACATCTTCAATATCTTCTTTAATAATTAAACTTTTAAAATGATTCCATAATCTTAAGGTAAGCGCGGCATCTTGTTCAGCATACTTACCTACATGATGTGCAGGGAGTTTATACATTTCACTCTTAGCATTAATCCCAAAAGCCGCCGCCGCTTCTCTTAGCTCAACTTCGCTTTTACGCTCTTGTAAGTAATCCCTACCAATAGCATTTAATGCGTAACTAAATCTGTTTTCATCGAGCAGAGGTGCCACGACCATTGTGTCAACGATTCTGCCGTAAACCCGCACACCCTCTGCGAGCATCCAGCCAACATCGTAAGGAGCATTATGGAAAACATAATCCCTATCAATTTTGCATACATCTTGTAACCACCCTAATGTTCGTTTTGCATCAAAGTTAGGACCAATCTCGTGTCTGATGGGAAAGTACCATTGGTCTCCTTCCACAGCTACAGCCACACCAATTATGTGACCATCTTTTCTAGCCCAGCCACTACCCATCGTAGTCAAATTAGGGTCGCGTGTTTCAAGGTCAATAGCAACCTCTTTATAACCAGTAAGGTCAGGATAGCCATCAGGCATAACCCACTCAGTCGGTGGTTGAAATAGGGGGTATTGCATTACCTTTTACCTTCATCGGTTGCTTACATTTATTACAAATAGGCCATCTGTTTTTAAGGTTACGAAAAGTGACGATTCGTTTTTCCCTACCACACTCACATTCAGCCTGAACCTTTTTGTCAAGGTTACTTGGGCTTTCCTGATCCATCTGTTTTCCTTAATGCTATCTCAGCTTCAACAAGAAAAAGATACCTACGCAAATCACGGATATCATCAATAATACCTTCTTCCCGCGCATCCTGTTCAATAGCGTGGAAAACATCGTAATTATGTTCTGTTACTTGCTTTTCAAGCCTATCCCATTTGCGAGCTAACATCATAAAAGCACCCACCCCGCCGCGTTGTTTCCAACTATCGCCATATGATTGCTCTGCCTCATTTAGTTTTAGTGTATCTAAACTAGCCAACACATCAACTTTTTGAATGATAGCACTATTGGTTTGATCTACTTCTTTAGCCATGCGTTTCATATACTCTTCATGCCCTTCCATTATTTTACCCTTCTGTCCAGCCATTCTATACAAGCCTTGCGCCAAGCACGGTCTTCTATTTTATTGGCATGATGGTATGCGCTAGGAAAATTCTTTGCTTTCCAATAACGCCATGATTTTCTCATTTCGCCACAAGTAGTAGAAAGATAAGAATTATTATATTCTGTACGATCTTCATCTTCAAACCATTTTAACAACTCTTCATCAAAAGTATCTGAATCATCTATAAGTGCAGGGGGAGTATAGCTTAATCCATTATCAGCTATTGTAAGGTATGGTTCATAATCAGCTTGCATACCTTCCAGCTTATCTAAAACACTGGTGTAAGCATGGAGGTTATTGCTGAATTGATAGTATGTCCCTACACCGTAGCCTAACATTCCTGCCATATACTCTAGCAGAACGGACATATGTACAGCATTCGCGCCGTATGCTCCCCAAATCATATCATTACTGCGGTTAGTCACAGTCATGTTTAGATCTTCATTACGTTCCCAAAAATATATCTGGGTATTACAGGGGTAATCTTTGCCATCATTAGTTTGCACTAAATCTTGGTGGGGATCCCAGATACCAAGTACAGCCCTGCGGTCATTATGGTAAGTACCAAGCCGAAACATTACTTCTTGTAGCTGATCCTTACCAAACCAGTTTCGCCACCTGTATCCATACGCACCATGGAAAGTTTTACCATCATCACTGTATGTATCCATCTTACCATTAAAGCCTTGAATCCAAGGGACATCATTACGTCCTGCTAACATCCAAAGGCTTTCCATTAAATGAAAATAAGGATTAGCGTCGCGTTCTGGATAAAACAAAACTCTTTCACGGCTATGTGTATAGGTAGTAATAACAGGAGTGGGAAACTCAAGTGCTGAACCATTGCGTGTTTCAACTGCCACACCAGATGAAAGCAGTGCTTGTCTGCCTAGAAACAGGGCTTCACTTACCCCGCGAGCATAAATAGATTGCATATAACGCCTCCTAGACGTGTTTAGTAGTTGGTGGTAGGGGTTTACACCCCCACCATAGTTAGACCGCTCGAGCGGCCTGTTAAAGGCGTTCTAAAAAGGCTTTGTATTTTTGCCCTATTAGTTCAGGGGCATGCTTTTCTAATGCTTCAAAGCAATGCTTTCTCATGTTTGCTAAAGCAGTGTGGTTTTCTTCTTCGGTTAAAACTTTTGCTAGCTCTTCTGCACCACTAACCACAATACAGTTTTTATCTGGAATCATATCATCTGGTTGATCTAACAACCAGTTTTCATGGATGATCGGTATACAACCAGCATTCCACGCTTCTAGCCAAGTATACTGAGTACCCCCGCCATCACCTTTAATTTGTGTCATATCTACATTATAGGTGTAGTTAGTCATCATTTCAAAAGCGTAAGATTCTTCCCTTGGGTACTGTGCAACAGATTGAACCCACTCAGGGTACTTAGGTACAATTTTGAACCGTGTGAAAATCCTGTTTTCAAACCCACGGATATCAATTTTATCTTCATCTTTCAAAAGGCGGTTAGCATCTAACAAGATAGAAGTGTGCTTGTCGAAATCAATCCTAGAAGTGCTGATTGCTTTTTTGCGAGGGGTAATCGCATGCCCAGAAAAACATTTATAAGGGTGACGAATAAATTCTGTGCCTTGTAATGTTCTAGCACCTATCTGACGTATACTCACACAACGAGTGAAATCTAAATTTTCAGGTAAGTTTTTTAACTCTGTCGGATCATGTATTATTAAACAAGCACCCGCCTGATAAAGTGTTTCTGTTTCATCTTTAAATTGTTTAGCTCCAGCTACTATCAGTTTAATTGTGTTTTTTCTACTCAAGGCTTCTTGCATAGAAATATTACGGTATCTTTTTCCATAACCAAAATCCCGTGTTTTACGTTCACTTTTAGGTCGGATTTTAAATAACTCACAATCAATACCAGAAGCCCTCAATGCTATCATTAAATGATTTGTATAAGTAACCCATCCCCCATAGGGATTAGGGCTTAAATAATAAAGGTCTACTTTCATTCTACAGCTCCTTTAGGTGTATCTGTTAATAAGGTAGGGCGATAAATACTGCGCGGTCTACCTTGGCCTAACCTTACTCTTTCATATTTATCCCACTCACATAAGCTATGCTCAATAGTACGCATATCAACTTCTTTTAAGGGAACATGAGGTTGAATGTAAAAAGGGGCTTTGGATAACAACTTGATCATATGATCATTAGCCATAGGCTGACCCATACCTTTTTTAAGAGGTAAGCCAAGGATTCTGTTTAATCCCCTAACTGCTCCAGGACCAGCGTTCGCCCACCTATAACGGTCTTCTGCCGATGATAATACAGGCGTGTGGTTGAGGTCGGTAACAACCTCATATGACATAAAACCTCCCCCTCCCCATCCCCGATAGGAACCCATCGCTTCATGTACTTTTTGGAGCGACTGCGTTTCGGCGGCGATCTGCGCCATCGCTTCTTTGTTTTCCCAGATAGGCTTAAGAAAATGGTCAACCACAACCTCTGATTTTGGTGCTTTGAGTCCTTGGTTAGTGATTATATACGCACCAGTAAATGTTCGTAAACCATTCTCAATTCTGGTTTGTATTAATTCTTTTGTACGAGCAGGGTTAAATTTTTCTGCCCAGCCGTGCTGTTCGGCAAACTCACTTGTGCCTATCATACGGAATAAACAACAATTAAACAGTATCTCACCATGAGGGCGATTGTTGTTTGGCTTTGTCCAGTTTTCACGCATCCAAATAGTAACCCTATCGTTTTCACGGAAAGGGTTTGTAAACTTAAATTCCTGTAGGATACGGTCAGTAGTCCAAGGGGCGGGAGCACCCGACCTCCTGCGTAGGTAGATCGAGTGTCTCTCATTTATCCACCCGAAGTAACTTTCTATAGCTTCGGTTAACATTGCTTATTCCTCTTGCCAATCCAGCTTTATAACACCCGCATCACATGCTATCCTAATATCAACACCGCATCCGGGAGCAGGACTAAGTGCGCGGAGTTTTGCCATAGCCTCGCCGACAGTTGCGCTTTCCATAATCACCTTCATATTGCGGTAGCGATTTGTGCCTTCGCGAACAGTAGGTGTATCCTTTAGAACTTCGATTCTAGCATCGTTTCTAAAACGCGTACGAACCTGTTTTTTCTTTTCGGTTGCCTCATGCTTTTGCGCTTTGTTATTAAACTGATCTACGTGAACAGTAGACATATTAGGCTCCTCTTGGGGTTTCCAGTTTTTGGCTTTCTTAACTACTGCTTGATGCACATAGTCAGCCGCTTGTTGGTGGGAAATATAAGTTAAATCCCCACCTATTGCGACAGCAATTTCGCGTAGCTCTTCTACAGAACAAAACTCTACTAACTGTCGGGGTGATTCGCCATTGTACACAATGCTGTATTCGTTAACTGCCTCACACTCTTTAATGTTTTCCAAAGAGTTGAACTTGTAGATAACGTAGGCTGGACCAGAACTTCCTGGAATCCCTTCACATATTGCATAAAACATATTAATCTCCCTTTCTATGGAAAATGGCATGGTTCATTTTAGTAAACGAACCATGCCAAGACAAGAACTACTTTGTCAGTTACGCCGCATCAGCATATTCTAGTGCTTTAGCTAGAGCTTTGCGTTTTGTATTCGCGCCAGACCCAAACCATGCAGAGTGCAGTGCATTACCTTCAGCTTGTGAACGTTTCTGGTGATCTACTACATAAGTCACAGCATTGAGCGCACCCCACCATGTACCTTTAGCAGAGTTCATGTTTGCTCCGGGACTCGTATGTAATGCTTCTTCAACAAGTTCGGCAGTACGTTTAAACTCATCACGCAGAGGCGGTAGGTCATCTTTTACAGATGCCTTGGCTCGCTCTATTAACAAGTTAGGTTGGAACAACTCTGCAATAAAGTTATCAACATCAAACTCTTTTGCACGTTTCTTTGCTAAGAACTCAGACTGCTCTTTGAACTTGGTCATTTGCTGACCACTAATACCTAAAGCCTCTTCAGCGGCCTTCTGTATTTCTTCATCGAACATTTGCAGATGTAGTACACGGAAGCGGTTGCCCTCCATGCTCATAGCCTGTGTAAGAGTATTGTTACACACAACACGGATAGGGGTGAACATAATAGTCATCGCTTTGCCTACTTGGTGGCTGTTATTCAAAAGCAAATAACCCTTAACTTCATCATCACCACCAAGGCTGAACTTATCAGTTAGCTTTGCCAACCCCCATATATCTTTACCTTCTTTCAAGCTACCCGCTGTTTCCATGGTCATCTGACCAGCATCGGTAAACTTTTTAAAGAAGTCCATAACTTCAGCATTTTGGAAAGGTACATAACCATCACCACAATGCGAAAGCACTTTGTTATCGCTATCCCGCACAAGGAAATGTGCATCTGGTGCGCGGATAAAACCAGCCTCACCAGTTGGGTCGATAATATTCCAACAGTTAGGTTTATCAACTGTATAAGCAGGACGCTTACTAACTGTCCAATCAATGCCAGCCGCAACCAACATTTCTTGGGGTGACATATTACCATCAACAGCGGTTCCTAAACCGTGCCAAGGGACTTGTCCTGCATACGCCATAGTCTCAACTAAATGTGCCATTATACATTACTCCTTTCTAGAGTATTACTGTGTTGGGTAATCTACTGAAGGTAAGGCTTCATATGCTTCAAAAGGCATATCTAACCAAACCTTTGTTGTGGGGTCAAGCATAAGTTCAACCCGCATTTCCACATCGTTATGTGGCATACTAAAAACGATGGGGAATAGGGTGTCATCTGCAATATCAACAATGCTTTCATTATATATAGAACGGTTACGCTCAGATAATATAGCTTCATTGTTCGCATCTAACAGAGACGCTTTGTTAAAGTATTTCACTTGCATGGTAGCTCCTTTCTGTTTGTTACCAGCAACCTAACAATGCCCCAAGCCATAACAAATGATAACTCTTTTGTTTTCAGCTAGGTAAACCGTACCCTTGACTAAACATAGGATGAATCAAATGTAAATTATCTGTAGCTCGGGTCAACCCTACATAAAATACTCGTGCTTCATCTTCTGCTTGGTTATCTATTTTACGCCACATACTATATGGTCTACGCATAGTATCAGTTAACAACATTACATTTGTTGCCTGAGCTCCTTTAGCAGAATGAATAGTGGATATTCGTAACCGTGGGGTTGTCGTAAGGCTTTCGCCTTTTCGCAAGCAAGCCTTTATATAAGTGCGATCGCGTTCATTTATTTTGCCTAACCCTATATCCCAAGGTTGACTGTGCAATAACCCGTGATCTTGCTGTAATTCTTCTAAACTATAAAAAGTAGAATCATCGCCATTCGGCATAGTTTTAAATCCGTAGGCTACTTGTGTATTCAAAAGCATATGTTTGTAGACTAACCTGACTTGTTCAGCATTTAAACGATTGCCCTCGCGCAAATGTTCCCAAAACCTTACTGCTTCTAATACTTTACTGTCTATACTGGTTGAACCATTATAAATATATAAATGTCCTCGGCGGCGTACTTCTTCCTCTATTTGTTGCGCTCCCCGAGTAGTACGGCTCAGTAGTAACCAATCACCTGTACTAAGGTCAACTTCTTCAGAATGCCTATGCCACAAGACACTACCCTCACCCTCTTTGGGTTCAAAGAATTTATCCCGCCTTCCTACAATGCGTTTTATAACTTTGTGGCTGAGTGCATGGTGCAAGGAGGGAATGCGGTAGGACTTGTTCAAGAGGGTAACTTCCCCTTGGAGTCCTACAAAATGGTCTACATCTGCGCCAGCATAACGGAAAATGGCTTGATCATCATCTCCCGCTACATAGCATATCTGGCTGTTTTGCTCTAGTAACCTTACCATCTCCCATTGGATGGGAGATAAATCTTGTGCCTCATCAATAAAAACTACTTCTAATCGTGGGCATAATTCTTGGTCAACAAAAGTTTCTAACATCCCAGCATAATCTTGTAAGCCGTATGCTTTTTTCCAATGCTGTAATCCTCGGCTAACGTATTCTACTCTTGCCCAATCTGTTTTTAAGGGGACAATGCTTTCATTGTAAACTTGGCGTAATGGTTGGCGCAGAATACGGGATACATTTATAATTTCAAGAAATTTATCACCATAACCGAAATCTTTATATGGTCCTTGGTCAACTGTTCCCCCACCGTAGAACTTGCCAATCTTTAACCAATCAGCAACCTCTTGGTATTTTTCAGGTGTCATTACTTGAGAATGGGTCAGCCCTGACATTAAAAATCCGAGGCTATGTAAAGTACGAAAATACGGTAACTCTTTTTTACTTAGGTTGAACTTTTCACAAGCGCGGTCTATGGCTTCGGTCGCCGCCCTGCGGGTAAACGCAAAGTACCCGATGCGGTCTGGTGGAACCCCTGACTGCATGTATTGTTCAACTAAGTTTAAGAGCTTAGTTGTTTTACCTGTTCCTGGAGGTCCGAGTACAATCTGCACTAAATAATTCCCTCAGCAACTGGTAACTCTGGCAACGGTATATCAGTATCATCCCCTTGGAAAAACTCCTGAGGTAATGACCAAACATGCACACCTTTATTTCTCACACGCCAGAACATCTTTTCTGCTTGTACATTCTGTAACCGCAATGTGATCTTATTAGAACTGTAATGTGTAAAGTCGTTTACGGACAAGTGTTTTTTGATATCTTTTACTTGGAAGTAAACCCTACCTTCTACCCAAACAGCTACACCTTGCAGTATATCTTCGCGCTCTTCACCTTTGGCACGTTCACAACAAAAAGCATGGAGTAGGTCTTCAAACTCTCCCTTGATAGTGGCATCTGGTGGCACTTCCACAATAGTTAAATTATCCAGTAACATTTGTATCCGCGTCTGCCATGCTCTTTGGTTTACAACTACAGGGAATTTATTTATCTGGGCTACACATTCCTTTTGGAATTGGGCTTGGCTAGTCAAACCATTAGTAGAAAGCTCTAGCCGTTCACCATCTACATCAAGAATCCAGATAGGTGGATCACCATCAATTTTAGTAAGGCTTGACATATCATTGCCAACACCTGTTGGTCCAACACCGTACTTCCTGCCCTTACATATTTCTTTATCGCAGAAAGGTTTTATTGGTTGGTCTTCACATTTGTAAAAGTAATCTTTCTTTTTAAGTTGGCGAATAACCACACCTACCTCATTATGGCTGAGGGGCGGGTGTAAGTAATCCATGTTGTATCGTTGGACTAACACTTCCCAATTTTCTTCATCAAACATTCGTGCATATACACCAAGATTGAAAAGGGCATTGTTGCGTGAACCTTCGCCAAATCCTTTACTGCATAAGTGCTGTAGGCATGGAGGTCCTTCTTTTAAAACACCTTCTTTTGTACCAAAACTCATATTCAGTTTACGGAATTTAGCAGGAGCTATAACAAATTGTTGAGCGTATTCTAAAAAGGCTTCTGTACCCAAAGCCTCTGCATTATCATCAAAACCATACCGTGTAGAATTATCACCATTATGATATGGCATATTTAAAAAGTTGCCTGTATCACCACGATCAATCAAAATAGTTGTTTGCTTGGGGAAAATCTCACTGCCCGAATAGCCAAGTGCCGCGCTTAATTCTGTCATGCGCCTCTGCATTTCTTCTGCTTCTACAGGCTCAGTAAGAAACATCCAAACATGCGCTCCCCCTGATTTAGTCCTACCTACTACAGCGGGGATTTTGTTTTCCCTTAAAACAGTAACCAGTTCTTTATGGCTGACATCGTATTCATCAATATCAATTGCACCCCACTGGCAAAGGTTATCACTGCGGATAGGAATAATACCTACCCCTGTGCCTCCTTTTAGATGTTCTTCCCACATAGCAAGGGTGGTTGGCTCGCGTATAACTTTAGCCTGACCTTGCTTTTTGCCATCGCTAGAACGGCTGGAGTTAACGACATAAGTACCGTGGGCTATATCGCTACCCTTAAATAAATCATAAAATTTTTGTGCTGTAGACATAATCTACCTCCTGCTAAATAGGGTGGGGAGTAAGGTAAAGAAAGGCTTGGTCGCCAATTAAACCCTACTCCCCGCAACTACAGGGCGATCAACCCCTGCGGTTGAACTAGAAAGGGATATCGTCGTCTGGCGCATCACCTTTTTCTTTAGCAGTATTAGCGGATTTATCTTCTTTGACTTCTACCTCACCCGCTTGGATGGATTCTTCAAACTGCAAGGCAGTATTAAACAAGTACTCATCTTCCTTGTTTTCAAGGTCAAGGCTACGAACCCTAGTTACATCAAACCCGAACCATGTGCCTTTATCGTTTTGTTCTTGCACAGTGCCTACTTTGTAGACCTGTGACATCAATGGTAGAACGAATACACCATCATCACCTTGAGCAGTTAGCGATTGTGCTTGGGTCATCCACTTACGAGCTTTCTTAAGCTGTGTTGATGACATAGTTATTAAAGCACGTTGCGCTCCCATTGTTGGGTGCAATAACAAAACAAAGAATTGCGCGGTATTTGCGAGCAGATTGCCATTAGGCAATACATCTTGGCCTACTTCATTGCGGATGATTGTATTTACAATAGGGTCAGTAGTTTCGTATGATTTAACATACCCACCACCTTGTTCGCGTGGTTTCCATTCAACGTAACGGCGGTTGTAATGGCACGGGATAACTTCAACACCCTGCTCACCATCGTAAACTTCATTAAGCACTGTATTAAACAGCATTCCTGCTTCAGCACCTTCTACATAAGCACCGTCACGTTTATTAACCTGTGGACTCAATTGTGCTAATACACGCAGAAAAGGAATAGAAAGGTCTTCAGCCGTAACTTCCTTAAAACCTTTATTCCCAAACTTTTCAAAACCAGCATAAACTACTGGAGCGTTGTTTTCTTTAACAACAACTTCTTTCTTTGCTTCAGCCATGACTATTTCCTCTTCATGATTTTAGATTTTTCACCGATATACAAACCAAACAATTCTTGTGGGATATTTTGCCCTTGTTCAGTTTGGTCTTTTACAAATGCTTTTAGTGTCATTGGCTCTACCCACTTTTTAGTATTTACAGCCATGCCACGATCAGCTAACTCACTTGCAAATTCTTCAGCTTGTGTTTCCTGACCACGGACAAAATTAGTTGCCACTTGGTTTTTAATCAGGTCACCAAAGTTATTATCTACAAGCCAGTCATATGCTTCCTCTGCCCTATCTTTAGGTATAGAAGCACTGTAGTATTTGCTCACGCTAATACTAGAACCATCTTCCAACTCCAGTTTTGAAATATTATGCTCAGCCATTGCCGCTGGTAATTGGTCTTCTGCCACTGCTCTAAGATCAGTCTTTGCTTGCTTTAGCTCACCTTCAAGCTGTGTCACCCGCTCTTCCAAGCTGAGTTGGATATGTGCAAGTTTACTGACTTGGCTCAAGCCAGTTTCGTTTACTGTGCTCAGCTTTTTAGCCGCACTTTCAAAATCAGCCATCTGTACCTCCTGGACGGTAATTAAGGTCTGCGGCAAGTGGGAAGTATTTACCCTCTTGCCTATCCCACTTCAGCATTTTGAATTTACCGCTATTTGCGCGGGATGCCATAGCCGCCGCAAGTGCGATAGCCGCTGGGTCTCCTGCTAATAACAAGTAATCATCATCTGTGAACTTACTGAGCTTCCTACCCATACGCCTTATAGTGGGCTGGGTAGAATAGCTGGCTTGCTCACCTGCTGGAAGTAGTATTTCTATATCACCGAAGCTGGTGGCATCAGTAATGTCACGGCCTCGCATTTCTTGTGTTATAAATACAGTCATAAAACATGCCTTTCTGCACATGGTTTGTAGTTATTCTAAAGGTATAACATATATCCCTGTAATATGCTTGTCTAGTTTGCTCAGCAAATAATTAAATATATCCGCTATACGCAACTTTGCTAAGTAGGGGCTAAAACGTATTGTATGTAAACAAAAGTTTTTTCAAAAGTGGTCGCGCGGACAGACAAAGTTTGTATAGTGGAAAGATGATATCGGAAAATGTTGAAATTTTAATTCATCGCAATTTGTTTTTCACCCCTATATAGCAAAGTAGGCCGATAAAACTGTACTTGTCATATTAAGTAGGGCTTTGTAGAATAATACACTTCCAGTAGAAAGAGGAAAGAATGAGGTACAAATTTAAGTTTAAGCCCTACGAGCATCAGCTTGAGGCATTAAAGCGTTCATGGGATAAACCCTATTATGCTTTATTTATGGATATGGGTACGGGCAAATCTAAAGTCCTTATTGATACAATAGCAATGTTGTATGATAAAGGTGAAATAGATAGTGCCTTGATTATTGCGCCTAAAGGTGTGTATAGAAATTGGGAACGCAAAGAGTTGCCCACACATATGCCCGACCATATAAAAATGAATATTGTTTCGTGGTCACCTGAGCAAACTCAGAAAAAGAAAAAAGAGTTAGATACCTTAAAAGAAGTCACGGAAGACTTACAAATATTCCTTATGAATGTAGAAGCATTAAGTACGAAACGTGGTTTAGAGGAAGCTGATAAATTCCTGTTTACCCACAGAACAATGCTTGCAGTAGATGAAAGCACTACGATTAAAAGCCGTACTGCTCAACGTACTAAAAACTTGATTAAGTTGGGTAAAAATGCGCCTTACCGTAGGATACTTACAGGATCACCTGTTACTAAATCACCTTTAGATTTATTTACCCAATGTGAGTTTTTAGAACATTATGTATTAGGGCAAGGCAGTTTCTGGACATTCCAAAACAGGTATGCTAAAATGATGCGCCGTACAATGGGAGCGCATAGTTTTAACCAGATTGTAGGCTATCAAAACCTTGATGAGTTAAATGGTATTATCGAGCCATTTAGTTATCGTGTTCGTAAGGAAGATTGTTTAGACCTGCCTGATAAAGTTTACACTCGTAGAACAGTAGAGCTCACACCTGAGCAAAAAAAGTTATACGAACAAATGAAAAGTATGGCTCTTGCTATTGTAGAAGGTGAAGATGGCGGGTTAATTTCTGCGCCTACTGTCCTTACACAAATACTTAGGTTGCAACAAGTTTGTTCTGGCTTTGCTAAATTAGAAGATGGACGAATGGTTGAAGTCCCAACAAATAAGCTCAATGAACTAATGTCTGCTCTTGAAGAAACTGATGGTAAGGTTATTATTTGGGGTAACTTTACGCATGACCTTGAGCTTATACAAAAAGCCCTTGCAAAAGAATATGGTGAAGACAGTGTAGAATTATTCTATGGTGCTACTCCAGCAGAGGAACGCCAGCTTATTGTTGAAAGATTCCAAGACCCCGCTAACCCTTTACGGTTTTTTGTAGGACAACCCCGCACAGGAGGTTATGGGCTGACTCTTACAGAAGCTAAAACAGTTATATATTATAGTAATGGTTATGACCTTGAAGTTAGGTTACAAAGTGAAGATAGAGCTCACCGCATTGGGCAAACAAATAAAGTAACGTATATAGATATTGTAGCTGAAAAAACTGTAGATGAAAAAGTTATCCGCGCTTTACGGGATAAAATTGATATTAGTAGCCGTGTGTTAGCTGAGGGGTATAGAGAATGGATTATCTAAATTTAGTTATTTTACTTTTTGAGTTAGGGTCATACTCACACATATAAGTTCTGGGACAAAACTCACTAATGACCATAGAAGTGCGGGTTTTGTTAGCTCCTAAATAATAACAATGCCATTCTTTATCTACTTTTTCATACTCTTCAAGACGACATTCTACAAATTGTGTTTCTGCTCTTGCTATCATAACCATCATTATAATAAAAAACACTGCCGCCGCTACAACGGCACTGGCAATTATAAAAAATTGTTTTAGGTTTTCTTCAAACTCTCTGGCTTCTTGTATTTTCTTACGTTTAGCTTCAGCGGCGGCTTCTTTAGCAGCCTGTATACGCCTAGCACGTTCTTCTACAATAGATTTCCACGTCCCATTACCAAAACGTAAATCAACCATTTGAGAAATTTCATACATTTGTTCTTTAGCAAGTTTGGCATCGATAATCTCAGAAGCTACGTTTTTAATACCAAATTGATCACCAACGGTTATTCCTGATTTTTGGTTACGTTTCTGCTGTACCTGTTTCTCACCTTCAAAAAGGTTATCTATAAAGCCAGCTATATCGCTTACATCATTAGCTGTGCTTATAGCACCTTTAATGCCATCTACGGCACTTTTAAAGAGTGCTATACCAGCCAAAGCTGTGGATATAGGTTCCATTAAACTGTTCTCATTGCTCCCTGACCAGCACCCCTACGTTTTGCTATTGCTATAGAGGTTGGATCATTAGGGAACAATGTTTCAATACCTACTTGCGATGTTTGAGTAGGGGCGGGAGCTGGTTGTATTTTAGGAGTTGGTGCAAACTGGAAAGGACGCACTGGTTCTGGTTCTGGCTGTACTGGTGGAGGGGTTTCTGTTACAGGTTGTGTTGTGATATTAGGTGTAAACTCATATGTTCGTTTATCACCCTCACCTGTAACCCCATCACCATAGCTGATTCCAAGATTAAATAAATACGCATTCATTGCTCGTTTAGCTGGCTCACTCGCACCAAACTCAGCTACATCATCCCCACCTTCTGAAGCTAGTAATTTAGCAATCTTAGGGTCAAACATAGATTCTCTAAACAAAGCCTCTGAACGAGCACTTGATTGTTGCCTGATTGCTCGGCTGACAATATAGCCAACCATAGCTTTAGAACCAAGACGCCCCTCTTGCACAGCAATAAAGCGGTTAGAAATACCCGCTGGGGTAGTTCCTAACATCCCTGTAAATTTACTAATAATATCTGAATCAGTTACACCCTGACCGCCTCTAATCCCTGTTGCTAAAATACGCTCAGTTGCATCTGCAATAAGGTACATATTATCAATATGGCTTTTATCAAAAGCGGCATTTAATACCTCTTCATTTTTAACCATCCATTCTTTAAATTTAGCAGGGTCTGACATAACATCAGGGGCTTTAGCCAACATACGTTCTGTAACTGCCGCACGGAAAGCATGACCCGCATCTTCTGCAGATATATCATCATTACCTTTAGTAGTGGCGGCTTTTAACTCACGCATTTTTGCTGGGTTATTTATAGCTTCATCAAATAATTTATTCGGGCTATCGCTGTTCAAAGAACGAGCAATCATTTTATTTAGCATATTTCCATCTACTACTCTGCGCCTAGCAACTAACTCAGCTTGCCGCGCAACCATATCATCTAGCATAGTAGTGGTATTAGTAAGATCATCAAATAAACCGAGCTCTGTTAATACTTCTCTATTTTTGTTTAAGTAAGTATTTACCGCATCAGGATTAAACACACCTTTTCTGTTAGGGTCTGCTACTGCCCTGAGTTTATCTAATACAACACTTTTAATATTACGCATTTGTGCAGGGTCATCAGCAAATAAACTCATGTACTGGCGAGCCATATTTGTATCTTCTAAAAATGACGAAGCTACTTGTTCATCTGACAACCAATATGAGGGAGCTTCTTTTGAACCACCACTACCTTTAGAAGTAACCCGAACAACACCACTTTTTTCAAAAGGTAAGATTACATTAGCTTCGTAATATGCACGGAAGTCTTCAAAGTTTTTATTAGTTTTACCAAATGCTACACCCATTTTATCAAGGTTTTCACCAAGGATAGCAAGTGACCGTAAATCTTGGCTAGCACCTTGGCTGATAGCTTTACCTATACCTTGGCTAACTTGATCACGGAACCTTTTCCAATCTTGGAAAGATATCTGCCCATCTTTAAATTTAAACTCAATAAATTCTTTTACTAATCCAGGTAATCCTTTGTAACTTATTGCTTCATCACCAGCACCACTTGTTAATGCTGAACGGACTGCATTTTGGGCTTCTGCTGTAGCATCGCGGCCAGCAAGGGGGTCATCTTTATTTACCCCTAGCTTTTTAGCCACTTCATCTGCACTTGCTTTTGCGGCAGTTTGAGCTTTAACAATAGTATCCCGTATAGAAGCACCAACTTCTGCGCGGCTACCTAATGCAGGATACACACCTGTTTCTGCATTCGTAACCATCTCCCACTGGTTAGCAATAGTTTGTGCTTCATCATCTAGCACACCAATAGTTTTTGTATATGCTCCTGTTGCTTCATCAACAATGAATAATGGAGCATCGTCCACGGGACTTCCAGTAAGTTTCCCATCTATAAACCGTTGTACCGCTGTTAATACATTATTTTTACGAGCATTATTTGCACGAGTAAAATCAGCTGTGCCACCACCTTCAATTTTAGTTTGGGTAACTAACAAGGGCATATCCATTGTTGTTTCAGCTGGACTGAGCGCAATAGGCTCATCTGCATACCCACCAAGGGTAGCTTCTATTTCTGAAGCTCTTGCTATATTTGATTGTGCTTCTGGGGTACTAGCGGCGGCTTTTAAATCTGCAGAAAGCTCAGCTGTTGCGGCTTCACCTTTAGCTCCAGCGGCAGGATCACCACCTTTAGCAATATCCACATCATCTTTTATACCTGTGACTTTATTTTTAATAAAACTAAACCCTCGCCCTAATGGACCTTGCGCTACTTTTAACCCACCATAAATCAAACCAGCGGGGGCTAATGGAGCTAAAGCACCTATCCCTGTATTTGTGCCAAATATTTCTTGTTCTGCAACTGCACCCGCGCCACTAGCCCCACTAAGGGTTGTTTCAATAGCAGTAGCCGTTCCAGGACTAGACCTAAATGGGGCTACAAGGGTATCCGCTATCCGAGTTCCTAAACCAGCATCAGCAGATAATGCCGCAGGAGCCGCCCCTGCCATTTGTGCGGCTTTTAATTCCATACCAACAATAGGTAACGAGGCGACTGCTGCTTGCCCTGTACCACGAGCTATTGCACTACCCGCACCTTCTGATTCAGATTGACCAGCAAAAGCCCCTGTGCCATAATGCAATAAGTAAGGGATAATAACTTTCTGGCTTTCAAAATCAGAACTGTTAAATATTCGTGCTAAATATCTTCTATCCACAGTATTAGGTTCAACAATCCCAGCGGCTTCTAAACCTTCAGCTACAGCATTAATAGCCATATCGGGGATAGCAAGGATTAAGTCATTTGCACCACGGGCAAAATCGCCAAGATAACCTAGATCTAAACCAGAGTAATCTTCAGGAACACCCTCGTCACGTTTACCAGTCACGCGGCTTGGCTCAATAGGCGCAGAAGCCATAAAGGGGGCTTGGTCAGGGGTTGTTCCTGGATCTACACTACCGGAACGCGGATCTACAGGATTTACATAAAAACCTCTGTTAATATACCCTTCTGTTTCTGCCGCTGTAGGAGGAGAAATTTTTATTGGTTGTGCCATTATTATCTCCTAGAAATTAATATCTACGCCGATTTCAAGGTCAATATACGGCTGGTTTGCACCTACTGAAATACCCCTAGCCCGAGCTTCATCACCTGACATGCGTAAGAATGTACCTTTTAATTTATCTATACCACCAGCATTTGCGGCACTAATTGCTAAGTAATCAAATTGTCCTGGAGCACTAAACATAAGAGGATCGTTTTTAGAACCTGTTGGAATAGTATTCAACAAAGGAATTTCAGTTTCGTCGCTTAACACACCACGGCTAAATGATAGCTCATTTTGTAAAATACGCATAAGTTCTTGGAAACGCACTGTAGACATATCTGGGTTTTTCCAAAAACCTTCAGGATTTTCGTTTAGTTCTGCAATAAGTTCTTGTTCCTTAACAGCATATCTATCAGAAAGTGACAATGCGCGAGCAAGGTTTCTAGAAAACAAACTCATACGTTGTCTACCACGTTTTGTAGCGGCAAATTCTACCATGCCATCCCAAGAATCAGGAGCAACTGAACCAACAATATTAGAAGTCCATGCTTTAACAGTATTTAATGGACCAACTGCATCACCAATAATAGGTAGAACTTCATTAGCCGCTTGTAAGGCTTGGCTAAGAACCACGACTTTTTCTTGGTTTTTATTAACCATAGTATTAGTCATTCTAGCATAGCTAACTCCTGGATTAGGCATAGTCGTAACAAGAGGGTTGCCAGATATTAACGCATTATTATCATCACGTTTAGCTGGTTCTAATGTATACGCCGCTCCTGGAATAGGACCTGTACCCTCTATTGAAGAAAGGAATGTTTCCCCTGCACGAGGACCAGCTTTTACTGTTACAAATACACGACCAACTGCATCTTTTTCTGCTACTTGTAAAACATCTTTTTCTTGGCCTTCAATAAATCCTGGAGGAGCTAAAATTGCATCTTTAGGGTCTCCTGTTGGTGAGTACCAATAACTTCCTGCATCATTGCCTTTTGTAACAAAGAAACCAGCAAATTGGTTATAACCACTTTTTGAACCTCTTGCAGGAGTCACTGTGCCATCAGCCGCTGTGGTAGAAGTATCAGGAATAAGTAGGTTTACTTTTTTAGCACCTGAGAAGTTAATTTCTCCTGTACCATGTTTAGCCGCAAACGCATCTTTACTATAAGGTGAGTAACCTTCTGGAACAGGTACATACTTACCATCTTTAATATATTTCACGCCCTCTGCTGTACGCCTTACACCAATAATGTCGGTTTTCTTAGTTGCAGGGTCGTACTTACCCCATGTTTCGGTAGATGTTACACCATATTGATTATTAGCTGACCAGTTTCTAACGGCTGTTTCATTAACAGCTTTTACAGCATCACCTTCTAATTTTAACCCATACTCTACAGCGGCTCTTTGTGAGTTCAGTATTGCCCCTTCTAATGTACCACTAGCTCTTGCGGCATCAGAAATAGCTGTTTGGGCTACACCTAATTGTGCTGACCTAATTGCATCTTCACGAGAAACACTTTCCTGCCTAGCGGCTAATTTACTTGCCCGATCATCAGCAGATTTTTTAGCGGCTATCTTGCTAAGAGTTGGGGCGGCTTCTCCAGCGGCATCAATTGCCGCGCCTAACAATGTTTTGTCAGAACCCGCTATACTTTGACCAGCTTGTACAAGAGCTAAATAGGCTTGAGTTTGAGCATCATCCATACTATCTGTGCCAAGTAACTCATCATACTCACCCATTATTTCAGCAGAAGTTTTTTGTTTGGGTAGATAAGGAGCAAGCAATTCCATACGTTTATCTATTCCAGGACCAGCCCCACCTGTCATCTGATCTAGATAAGGCCGCATCATACCCATATAATCACCAGCATAACCCCTAACTTTATCTTGATCTAAAGTTGCTTGGCTAGGTAATTGGGTAGCCCCAAGATTAGGCAGAGTCATGGTTATTGGTTGCCTATTAAGGGTAACATTAGCGGGGATGCGGATGTTTGGCCTACTTAACAAAGGGTTTTCACCATAAGGAGAAGAACCCATATTACGCATAACAGGTTGTTCACCAGCATTGATTCGTGTAACAGCCTCACCCATTCCCGGAGCTTGGACAGGTGAGGCCATGTCTATATTTCCGGTGAGAAGTCCACCCCCTGCCGTTGGCATTGCATCAGCTATACCACCAGCGGGGCTTTCTTGCTGAACCATATCCATCATTGTAAAGGTAGGCTGTACTAAAGCTAAAACTGATTCAGGGGTTTTCTTTGCATCTGCATTACCTACCAACTCAGCTAATTCTGAATAACGGTCTTCAAGGCTAGCTTCATTGCCGCGCAAAGCATTAATCGTTTCTTCTGTACTTTCAGCGGCATCTATTTGGCCTAGCATATCTTGCATCCCACCAGCCATCGCCGCAAACCCTTGTTCAGCGGCCATTTGCTCTTGTGCAGGATCAACTAAACCAGAAGTAATACCTGTCCCAACTGAAGTAGGCGGTTGTGCCATAGGCGGTTGCATCATAGGTGGTTGAGCATTAGCCATCCCACCATTTGCAAACATACGTCTCTGCAATACACGATCATACATTATATAAGCCCCGTCTTATTTGCCGCACCATATAAACCAAGTCCTGATGCCGCGCCACCTACTATTTGATTAAGTAAGCTAGGGTTAGCGGCACTTGAAGCAGTAATAGTAGATTGCGTAGTTGGTGCGCCACGCAATATATCACTGTAAAAACCAAGCCGTTGATAAGGTTCGTAAGCAGTTTGCATATCTGTTTGTCGTTGTGCTTCTAGCTGTTGCTGAGCTATATCACGGTTCATTGCACCCATGCCCTGCAATGATTGTACATCTGCTCTACCTAAATTACTACCAAGCTCACCTAGTGCGGCTTGTTGCACTCCAAACTGACCTAATTGTTGTGCGCCTTGCAAAGCCCTACCTTGCTGTGCTTCAAATGCGCCCATCGCGGCTTGTTGTGCTTGTAAGTAATTATCAGCTTGTGCTTTAGCTAACGCCGAAGCTTCATTACGACCGATTTCAGCTTGCTGGATAGCTTGTCTACTACCTCCAAAAGCACCCGCTTGAGTTGCTTGCCCTGCCGCTTGATTTCTTTGTATATCGTAAGCACGAGTAATTTCATTTTGCAATGCCTGTTGGTAAGGGTTCATAAACTGGCCTACTTGTTGGCTAGGGTCAAACATGCCCTGTGAACCAGCAAGACTACCAATACCACTTGTAAAAGCCTGTTGAGCCGCCGCTAATTGTGGCTGGTATGTACCAATACCAGCCTGTGCAAGATTGCTTGCTTGTGTTTGTAAAGGGTCTGCCCCAGCTGATTGTATAGCTGGCAACCCACCAGTAGGAGGCGCACTGGTTAAGGCTTTAGCTTGGGACATAAGCCCAAGTTTATAGGCTTCAATTTCGGGGGCTTCTCTTTGGATAATTTCTTCAGTAGCCATTATGCCCTCCGCTCAAAATCACGCATCATAGCGTACATTTTTTTAGCACCATCTTTTCTATCGCCACCCCCTGCACCGCGCACTGCACGAGCATTCATAACAAACTCACCATCACTTAACATAGCTGGAATAGAATCACTGGTTGGTGTTCCAGGACCCATGATTTCTCCACCACTCGCTACTGTTATTGGACCCATATAAGATTGCTGAATAGCTTGCCCATCAGTACGGAAAGTAGGATCTTGATAGTATCTATTATCACCATAAAATTTATTTTGGTCATAAAAAGCATTAGGGAACATTACTTTGTAATCTTCCATTGTGTAACCTGTTGTATCATCTAACCCATCGCCATCATCATCTGTAAACATACCAAGCACTGCGCCATCTGTAGCATAATCAGCGGCAACCGCTCCAGTTGCGGCTAATGCAGTAATCGGTGCATATTTAGCTATAGCTGAAGGAGCGGCTTCTGCGGCAGCTTGTGCTAAAGAATCTTGTAGAATTTTTTGTCTAGCCGCTTCCATTTCAGCGGTACTACCAAAATTTATACCCATAGCTTTTTGAGCATCCATTGTTTGAGATGCTAAATTTTGAGCATTTTGTATAACTTTAGGGTCGTTTAATGCAGGACCAGCACGACTAGGACTTATATAATCACCATATAAATCCAATGGACCATATTCATCTCCTGGAATTACAGATTTCTTTAAATCACCAAAAAATGTTTTATCGGTAGTTGAGTCTAAACCCGCTGTTTGTGCGGTTTTTATTTGATCTGTACTGATTACATTTTCTCCAGCAACATTAGCTCCCGCAGATCCAGGAGCCGCTGTACCCGCCGCTTGTTGAGCCGCTTGTTGTTGGAAAGCACTTAATTGTGCTTGACCTGCTTGACTAAATGGGTTTACAGGGGTAAAGGCCTCTTTAAAACCAAATGTGCCAAGTCCTTGACTAGGAGCGGCGCGGCTACCAAAAAAGCTACCACTGCCAAATCCTTCACTACCACCAAAAGCCATATTACCAAGCCCAGCCAGACCGCCAGTTATTACCGCACCTTTTAATGCTGTTTTAAAATCTTGCCCTGCTATTAACCCGCCAGCTAAACTACCAATACCTGAAGCAAAAGCTAGAGGCATAGCTGGTAATAGGAAAGGAGCTACAATAGGCAGTACAATAGGAGCTATCTTTTTAGCTACTTTAGCTACTTTTTTGCCAACCTTTTTTACTGCTCTGCTGACTTTTCTAAATGCTTTTCTAAGGAAAAACTCAGGTTGACCAGTTACAGGGTTGATACTGTTAAGCTCATTACCAACAATATAACGATCTGGTTCAATACCCATTTCTTCCATTTGGGAGAATAGCATCTTTTTAAGGCGGGGGTTATTATCCAATACTTCCATTGGAACCATTGTTTCGCCTTCAGCGGCATGAACAATGTATGTATCGCCATTACGCCCAAACTCAGCCAACATATCTGCGGCTTGCTCGTATTGTTGAATACCTCCTTCAGGAACCATCGGGAGTTCATAAACTTCGTATGGGAGTGCCGCTATACCTTGCATCTTACTTTCCTTATAAAATGAGATGCAGGGTAGCAATGCCTGTATTTATGCTACTTGCATCATAAACGTAATTTACTCTCTATGCAACCTTATGAAACAGCTATTGTTACTGTCCCAACAGAAGTTGTTCCTTGTACACTGCCAGAATAAATTTCTTCTGATTCTACAATTTTTATAAAACCACCATCAGCTATATAAAAATCACCTTTTTCTAAAACATTAGCAGAACCACTACTAGGGATTCCTTGAAAGTTAATATCAGCAGACCTAACTTCATCTATTAATTGTTCTAATGTTCGTGCAAGTTGATGAACATAAAATTGGTCATACTCACTAGGCGCAATAGGCAATATCGGCCTGATTACTTTTTTACTCATCTTCTGCCATCCGCACGGCTATCTAACCTTGGTGCGCCTAACCTCCATCTTACACCAACTGCATCTTTTTCTACCCGAATAGCCATTTGTCTGCCACGAGCGCGTAAATCAATTTTATCTGTATATTGTTCTACAGGAGAAGTAGCAGTGCGTATTGCAGAACCAGAAGCTGATTCTGTAAAACTATCCCCCGAAAAATCTCTACTTTTTATAGTAAATTTGGCGGCAGGATTACTGGCACTAGAACCATCAAAAGTTAAATCAGGTATAATACGGTTTACCAACATAAATTGTTGACCATCGCCTATATCAAAATCAGATGATTCTACAAAAGCATTTATCGCAACAGCACTACCTGTACTGAAATCATCTTCACCATCTTCATGGTTATACAAATAAGTATCTACACCTGTAGCTTGTGGGAAACTACGCAACCCAGAAGCACGGTCATTCCAAGCAGTGCGTACTAATGTCCCATAATACCAGACTTGTTGTCCGTAATTGTAAACTACATAACGGTCAATTTCTGATGAACTAGAAGAACAATAAAACCACCATACTTCAGTTTGACTAGCAATAGAACCAACATGAAATTTAAATGATTGTTGGTTATTCATATCACTAAATACATAATCGCGCACTGTACATGGGATAGCTTGAATACGACCATCATATATATAGAAGTTTTCTTGACCCATCCAAAATACAATATCATTTACAGCAATAGCCGTATTCGGACCAGCTATACGAGTATTATCACCAATAAGTGAAACACCAAAAGTAAAAGGCGCACCAATAAACTGCATTGAGTAAAGAGATTGGTCTGTCCAAACAAGTATCTGGCGGCTTGTTTGTATAGCTGTAATGATTTCGCTACCTTTAGAAAGTCGTAAATCACCTGCTGTATTCGTAGCAGTGGGTGTCCAATCTACAGTAGATTCTTGGCTAGAAAACCTAATAAGCAAAGGGTCTTGCGTACCATCAGTTATAGGGTTTGTACCAAAAGCTATACAATGTCTGTCTACATCAGAAACTAAAATTTTACGAGCTACTACAGGTACATCACTAGCACCTGTTCGGCTTGTTAAATCTACAGCTCTAGTGCTTGTACCATTGGTTGCATCCCAATAATAAATTGTACCATCTACAATATTAAATATTAAATCTTCCCCAAAGTTATCTGCCGCCCACAACCTTAAAGTTTGACCAGATAAAGAACCCGAAGCAGAACCCCATGTAAATCTGCCCCATGTTCCTGCACTCCAGCCTGAACCTAAAATAGTAGTATTAATACCAATAGATATCTGGAATGCCACTGTACCTGAACTACCACCCCCTGCTGTAGTGCCTGATGTAGCCGCTCCCGCTGTTGTTACAGTAAAAGTAGTGGTGCTGGGAATAGAAGTAATTTCATGTTCAATATTTAATTGAGCCGCAGTTATACCATCTGTTGTGGTTAAACTTGCAAATGTAACAAAATCACCTGTAGCCGCTCCATGAGCCGTTTGTGTTGTTACCGTAATAACACCGCTCCCTGCTCCCCCTGAAGTATTAATAGGGTTTGAACCTAAACTAAAGGTAGAACGGATAGGTGTAATATCACTAAATGTGCCAGAATTTTCTAAAAACACTTTCTTTTCAGTGCCGATAAACAATAAATTCTGAGAAGTTAAAGTAACAAAATCATATATTTTGCGAGCAGTACCTATGAATTTGTTATTAGAAACTCGTTGCCAACCACCTATACTTTCAGGATACCCCGACCTAAAACGGATCTTATCAC